AAAATCCCACTACTTTTTTATATTAAAATAGTGGGACTAATAAAAAATTAAAGATTTTGACTGAGGTTTGACCCTTTCATATATATGGCACCAGTGTTTGATACCAATTTCTCTAATTGTTCAATCTTATTGTTGAGTTCTGTAATTGTTTTGTCTTTATCCCCCATTTCCCTTCTCAGTTTCATCAAGGTTTCTTGTAACATCCCCATCTTTTCATTTGGTTTATCAATCTCCTTAACTACTTCAACTTCTTTTATAACCTCAATTGGAATTTCAATTATCTTTTCAATAATTTGAGTGTCACCTGATATGTAAATAGGTATTTCTTTTATTACCTCAACTATCTTTTCGATTGGGACTTCCTTCTCGACATAGACTGTGTTAATGACCTCCTTTTCAACCTCTTTAATAACTTCGATTGGGACTTCTCTAATTGTCTCTTTCTCGATATATTTAACAACCTCAATAGGAACTTCTTTTTCAACATATTCTATTATTTTTTCAGGTTCACTTGTATTTCCAATCAATCCATATCTTTCAATATCATATCCCCTCTTAAAACATTTCTGGAAGAACTTATCAACATCTTCAATATTATTTAACTTACAATAATCAGTTAAATCTTTTTGGTTTTGTTTATTAAGCGTTAAGTAATTTTTCTTTTCCATCAATAATATCTTCAAATGAGTTCATCTCAAACTTAAGGAATGGTCGAGGATTATTCAAGTCAACAAATGAATAATCATCTTTAATAACATCATATATTCCAAATCCGTGTTTCCGTAAAGATTCCCCAAAGTTTTGTTGGATTGTTGAGCCTACTTGGATTATTGGTGTTTTATCCAAATAAATCGTTTGTCTGGCATGTATATCACCACATAGAACAATATCACATCCTTCAAACTTACTGACCTCATATCCTGTCTCAAACTTATATCCAATATCTGTGTATAAACCAACAATAGGTCCGTGAAATAACCCAATCTTTAATCTGTCTGACTTCTCTATAACTGGTGGAATGTTATGTTCAAATAATGAATAAACAACCCAATCTATATTTTCGTCTTGATATACACCTCTATCCTTATAATAAACAATATTGTCATTGTCCATTGATTGGATGATGGGGGTTAATGTGTCTAATCGTGATAAGTTGTTCTCCAACATATCGTGGTTACCAACAATAACAATTGTTTTGGCAATCTTTGAACATTCATCTAATACCCACCTTACCATTTCAATAAGTTCAGGGCTGACTTGATTTTTACTATGTACTAGGTCGCCTGTAAATACGACTCTATCAGGTTGTATTTCCTTGAATTGGTTAAACATATCCGTAAGGATTGTTTTATATAGGTCGTGGTCTTTAATTAATCTCAAATGCAAATCTGAGAAATGAACCAATTTTTTAATCATAATTTTTAATTCGTTTTAATAAATGTTCGTCAGATTGGTAATTAACGGACATAACATCATCACCAACAAAGGCATCAACTTTTCCCAACTCATATGCTCTTATTAACATTGGGTCTTTGAATTCCCTTGTTTCACCTTTCAACTCGTCAGAGAAACCAATCATATAAGTTTCCAATAATATCTTGTTATCTATCATTTATCAAATAATTCGAAGTCGGGATTAACGTGTCCACAATCATCACAACGATAAGTTGGGAATGGTACTAAGGTATCTTCAAAACTACCTGTTAACATTTTAGAAACTTTTTTGATTAGAACTACTTCTTTAAAGTATTTTGACCCACACTCCTCACAGGTAATAGTTGGTTGTTCTTTAAGGTCAATTTTTGGTAGGTTTTGTTCTGTATTAATTAGGTTATCCATATTATTCTACAATTATATTAAAATCTTCATTATCAATTTTATCCCATTCGGTATCTTGGTTATTAAGTTCTTCCATCAAACTTTCATAAACATTACCATCCATAGGTTTCATATCCCAACCATTTTCCAAAATATAAGCTTGGATTTGGTCTTCATCCATACCATCCAATTCAGGATAATCTGTAATGTTAATAACCAATGGTTTTTTTCTAAGGTAAGTTGTAAAAGATTCATAAACTGAAACTTCAACTGATTCTAATTTTTGGTTTTCCATTTTTTAATTGTTGTTTTTGTAAATTAATTTATATGTCTCAGGTTCAACACCTATAATTTCCCTATCAGAGACAAACTTCACACCATTATAAATAAATGTGTATTTCTTTTTTAATTTTTTGAGCACCATTTTCAAGTCATCGAGATATTCCTTCTCCCTTTCAATTAATACTTCGTTTTCCAATTCCATTTTGTTTTAAAAGATTTTCAAATTCATTACCTGATTAATAACCGATGTTGGTATTCTAAATTCTTCAAATGTCCCATCGTCTTTCAATAATACTATAATTGCCCCAAATAGTCCAATATTTTCATACTTACTTCCTTTCAACATTTTAAATAATAATCTTAAATATAGTGGAAGTTGGATATAGTAGTGTCCCAAAGCATTGTTTGGTAACTTATTGAAGGGATACTTCATTGGTTTGGTAAATTGATTAGATTCAAAGTTTTTTGGTTTGTTAGTTTTATAATCACCACAGAAAATACCTATTTGGTTTTTTTCTTTATTTTCAATTAACCACATTTGGTCGGGTTGTCCAACATATTGTAATTCGTTATCACCTAATACCATTTCAGTATCTAGTAAAACCGCACCTCTTTCTTTCATTAATTCCAAATAATTACCACCAGCACTAACCATTCTATCACTCTTCAATATTTGTTCAAAATCACAATCAAATATGGGTTGTCTAACTTCTTTTTCGATATCAAACATTTCCAATGATTTTTGTTCCAACAAATAGTGGGTTCTACTCCCCAAGTTAGTAGAATATGTACCAGCATCAGCCCATTCTTTTAATAATTTTTGTTGTTCTTCAACATCACCTTTGGCCTTTTTTAATGCAATTTCTTCAGCTGGAAACTCATCGTAATATTTTTTAATAATCTTTGATACGGAATACCAATCATCTTTCAGTTTTCCATTGATATCCAACATTGTATATTTATGAGCTTCTTCCTCAAATGTAAGTTGTAGTTCTTTTTGTCTATTCCCCACTATTTCCAATATCTCATCTCTTACTTTATATAAATCTGTCATCTTATTGTTATGTAATATTCATTTATGTTTCCCCTCAAATCAGCGATGTCCTTATCAAGTGGTAATTTTACAATCTTTATTCTTCCATATAATTCACCACCATTTAACTCGTGGTATAAACTTACCGCATTATCATAGGCATCACCATCCAATGCAATTGTTATATTTCTTTTGGCTTTCTCGTACAAGATATTAAATAATAACGAACTCATATGTTTCCCCAACATTGGTATACTATTTGGTATAAAGATAGAATCAAATACTCCCTCAACCAAGGTAATATCTTTTTCCCAATCTATCAAACTCTCAAAGAATATGATTTTATCTTTTTCCGATTCAGGATTCTTATATTTAGCTTTTGTATGTAAATCCCAACTTCTCGCAATATAATAATTTAATTCATTTTTATTATCATATGATGGTATTATAATTCTACCTGCGTGACTACCATTATCACAAAATCCAATACCATATCTTTCAATAATTTCATCAGTAATACCTCTATTCATTAGATAGTTGTAGGCTTGTCTCCTTACAGGATAGATACTTGAAACTTCGTTGAACTTCTTGAAGTGTTCAGGTAATTTTAGTTTTTCAACTTTCTTTCTTTGTAATGGTTTGTTTTCTTCTGGAGCTAATATGGAATATGTTTTATAATGTGACTTTTTACCATATTTTTTTATTAACTTTCCAAGTGACCCGTGCATATTGTCCGTATCACCACAACTCCAACAATGAAATAGATGTTTGAAATAATTAATCTCCAAATTACCCTTATTTTTACCTTCATCACAATTAGGGCAATTGTATGAAACTTGACATTTGGACTCGTAATGTTGTTTTTCCTTTCCAAATATGTCATTGAGTAAATCTACTATTATTTCATTGTCGTCAGCCATAATATTCACAAAGTTTTACTACCTAATATATTTATAAAAAACAATTTTGTCAAATGCCAACAACGATAACAATAAATGGAGTAACTGGGGCTACACCCTTCGACATTTATTTATGTGATGACCCCCTTACAACTTGTGTATATGTTTCAACCATAACTGGTGGAACATATTCTTTTGATGTCCCATTCATTTTGGATGGTCAATTATCATATAATCTTAAGGTTGTTGACGATAATAATTGTGAAATAATCTCCAATTTAGTAGTATAATAATAATGGCTAATTACGGCTTTTTTGTTGCAAACACAGGTTCTACATTATATAGTGGATTCACATTCATAGATTCTCAAGGTAGTAATATTATAATTAATATACCACCAAGTCAAACATTTTATATTTCAGCTGATGAATCCGTTACTGGTTCAACTTATGTGGGTTTGGATGTACAATTACAAGGTACTTTAGATTTAACCTACGATTTTTCTGCATGTTGTTCTGTTGATTCATTTTCTGTCGAAATTCCTAATTCGTTATCAGGTTTTTCAGGTGCGTCATATTATGTCTACTTTGCAGCTTTTACTAATAGTACTAACGTTAGTTATGGATGTCATAACATTACAGACGATGGTGACGCAGCATCATATCCATATGTGACAGCATTACAAATGGATTTTGCAATTCCAGTTATTTTTACAGATTGTGTTGATTGTACAAATACATATCAATGTAATATAGATGAATGTTGTCTATTACTTGGAATCGAATATTCAGGTGGTTATTATTATAGAGGATTATACAATGATGGTATTATAAATGGCAGACAATATTATACGTTTACAAATATCAATGGTGACTTTATGGTAATGTATTGGGACACTAATGATTGGGAAATAGAAAATTTAACCACATCAGTTCCAAGGGGTGCTGGTTCATTAACAACAAGTTATTGTCCATCATTTACTACAACAACTATTGATAATGCTTTAAATTGTTTATCGGATTTAACAGGTTCTTCAATTAATCTTTTTAGTGAATTAATTTCTTGTTTGGGTTGTCCACCCATATATTGTATAAGTGACACAGGTTTAGGTTATGATGACACCTACTTGTCTGCTGGTACATATAATAGTGAAACATATTGGTCTGGAACAACGAATGGTGACTTTATATATTTTACAACTGGAGGTACTTGGTGTTTATCGACTACGTTGGGTGGCTCTTGTTTACTTGAAGGACCATATCCTTGTAACTCAAGTTGTCCCGATTTATGTGATGATTATGTTTTCAGTGGAGCATGTCCAACACCAACACCAACACCAACTGTAAATTGTTCAGTTTTAGATTTCACTGCGGTTTTTGATTGTGAAGTTACTCCTACTCCGAGTGTAACACCTACAATCTCTTTAACACCAACAATAACTCCAACACCAACACCAAGTGACCCTTGTGGTGGTAGAGCATTGGATGCAACAATTACTGGTTATACACCAACTCCAACACCAACAATAAGTGTAACACCTACAATGACACCTGAAGTGACAAGACCTTGTAATATCTCAGGAACAGTTACCTTTAATCCAGTAATTGGAATATTAGAATGTCCTTCGAGTAAGAAGTTCGTTGATTGTTCAAATGGTAGTTTATATTATGCTGTAAATCCAATAATATTACCATCAGGTGGTACTTTAACACAATCAGATATATTCAAGGCAAATATAAATGGTGTTTCAAAGTGTGTTGTGTTCTTAGGTATAGAATTAGACGTAATCGGTGTTGACCAAATAGATTTGGTTGATGGTCCTTTGGGAAGTATCACTGGTTTGTCAAGTTGTGATAGTGTTTGTACTCCTGATATAACCCCAACCCCTACAATTACACCAACCCCATCCATCACTCCAACATTAACACCTACTCCAACGTCTTCACAAGCAGTTGGTTATTATTTGTATCAGAGATGTTCTGACCCAACTCAATATGTAATACAAACTTTACCAGGTCCGACATATACTCCAAATCAAGTATTCAGTTTATCAAGTTCACCATACAATGGACAATGTTGGAAATTTATTTCTTATTCAACCACATATCCAACGTTACCTTTGGGTTCAACTTCAACTTATTTGTCAGGAAACAGTTTTCCAACTTCAGGTGTAAGTTTCTTCGAAAATTGTACTATTTGTATTTCAACTATTGGTGATACAGGTAAAGGAGGTACTTTGATTGATGGTGGATTTTAGTTTATATAAAATGTAGTATTTATCTAAAGTAACTATTCAAATGACTACTTTAGAATTTTCATCCATTTTTGGTCTTAATTTTCCCTATACAGTTTATATTTGTGATGTATATGGCCTTCAATGTGTTTTGGTTGCGTACATTGATACAAACGTACCTTTAAATAATTTATTTGCACTTCCACAACAATTCAAAACTGCACCAGCTTTGGGTATTAAGGTAATTACAAGTGATGGTTGTGAGAAATTCAAAGTTTTATATTGTAGTGATGATAATAAGGACTTTATGGATTTACAAGATTTCTTTTTTATGGATGGTGTTCCATATTTCTTTATGTCCTAACTATTTATATAAAAAAATAAAATGGCATTTCTTACCGATAGAACTTTAGCAACAGGAGTAACATTCACTGATTTAATACATATTGTTAATACCAGTGATACATCGCAAAATCCTGCAGGTTCATCATATAAAGCAACAATCCAACAAGTAACTAATTTAGTACAATCGGTATACATTACAGGTGGTACTTATAATTCCTCAACAGGTGTAATAACATTTACTAATAGTTCTGGTGGTACTTTTTCAGTTTCAGGATTTGTTACAGGATTTACAGACACAAGTGTTACCGCTTTTACTTACAATAATAATACATTTACTTTATCTGAAAGTGATGGAAGTTCATTTTCTGTAAATGTTAATACTATGACTGGTTTAACAATTAATGGAAATTTATCAGTCACGGGAACAACTAGTAGTGGAACAATATCAGCAACGACATATCAAAATTTACCAACGGACATAAGGGTTACTGGTGGTACATTTTCGGCGGGAACATTGACACTTGTAAATAATACTGGTGGTACTTTTAATGTTATAGGTGTAGGTACTTCCACCGAATCAACAACTGGTATATCAACTTCAGCTATTACATTAGTTACAGGTTATAGTTATAATGGAATAAGTTACTCAGGTAATGTTGATGTCACTTTATTTTCACCCTCAGGTATTCAAGGATATAAATTAACAATCAAAGACGAAGGTGGTTATGCAAGTACTTATAGAATAAGAATAACACCATCTTCGGGTACAATTGATGGGAACGCTTACGTTGATATGAACATAAACTATATGTCACTTTCATTTGTGGCAAGAAATAATAATTGGTGGATAATATAATATGGCATACATTTTTAATAACTCAATAAAATATTCAGATGGACCTAACTTAGACGCTTTCGGTAGATTAAGGACTGCCGCAGTCCAAAATCTTTTGGATATTAAACATACATTTGATAAAAATCCACTTCAGGTTAGTGAGGTAACTGCTGGTACTGCAACATCCGTATTTAGTCAACAATACGCAAGAGTTAGAATGTCAACATCAGCTAACAATGATTTAGTTATTCGTAAAACTAAAACACATCCAATTTACCAACCAGGTAAAAGTCAGTTGTTTGAGGGAAGTTTTAGTAATTTTCAAATTGAATCCAATGTTATTAAAAGAGTTGGGTGTTTTCAATCAACAACAGGGTCACCATATAATTCAGTATTTGATGGTTACTTTTTGGAAAGTAATGGTGTTACTAGTGCAATAACATTTAATATATTCTTAAGTGGTTCTTGTACTTTTAGTGCTGACTCAACAACTTGGAACTCAACCGAATTCGACCCAAATAATTTTGATTGGGCTGAAACAAATCTAATGACTGTAGATTATCAATGGTTAGGTGTAGGTAGAGTGAGATTTGGTATGGTTTTATCAGGTCAAACAATATATTTTATTGATTATACTGCTGCTAACAATATTCCAACAGTATATATGTCTTCACCGAATCAACCAATTAGATATGAAATAAGACAAGTTGGTGTTGGTTCAGGTTATTTTGATATGATTTGTTCTCAAGTATCTACAGAAGGTGCATTGAATGGTTTGTATTCTACGGTTTCAATTCCACATACCGCAACAACTACGATGGCCACCTCAGGTACAAAATACCCATATATTGGCTATAGATTAAAAGAAAATTACATTGGTGTAACATCTCAGTTTGACACAATCAGTATCTTAAACACTTCAAACGATAATTACTTGTTGACTATAGAATTCAATCCAACATTATCTTCAACGCCAAGTTGGACTGATATACCTAACTCACCTTTTCAATATTCTTTAAGTGATGGAACTCCAACAATAACAACACCAGGACACGTAATGACATCATTAATTGGTCAGGCTGGTACATCTGCTTTAACGACCACTAAATTAGATGACAATCAAATAAGAGTTGGTTCAAATGTTAATGGTACTTTAGATGAAATGTGGTTATGTATAACACCATTAGGTGCAAATGCTACTTTTATTGGGGCTGCGGATGTTTTATATTATTTATAAAGTCAAATAATCCTCTATAATTTTGTATTATGGAGGATTTAATTTTTGTATCAGCACAACCAGATGTTCCTTACTTTCATTGGCAAGTAAGAGTTTATGTTCACAACTTTATTGAGATGGGAATCAATCCAAATCAAATACACGTTGTATTTGCAATGGTTTATGGTAATACCAAACCTAGTGATGAATCCTTAAATTTAAAAGATTTAGGAATTAATGTTCATCATTATTTAGATGATAGAAAACAAAAACATTATATACCTAACATAAAACCATTTTTAGTTTACAAATTAATTGAGGAGTTTCCGATTTTAAGTAGAAATATTTTTTTACACGATGCTGATATTGTATTCAGAAAATTACCTGATTTCAATTCATTACTCAAAGATGAAATAAATTATTTATCAGATACAATCGGTTATATTGGTTACAACTACATTATGGATTGTTGTAAAAGATATGAAGGAAGACATCCAAACTCACAAAAAGGTCAACTTTTGAGAGAAATGAGTGATATTATAGGAATTGATGTTAATACTATAAAAGAAAACCAACTTAACTCAGGTGGTGGTCAGTATTTGTTGAAAAACACGACAAAAGAACTATGGAAAAAAATTTATGAAGATTGTACACCACTTTATGACCAAATGTTGAGTTACCAAAAAAGATTTCCGATAAGTCCTGGTGAAATACAATTTTGGACAGCAGAAATGTGGTCTTTATTGTGGAATTTATGGTTACATAATTATGAAACTAAAATATCAGATGAATTAAGTTTTTCGTGGGCAACAGATTCAATGGAGATTTATAATCAACATTCAATACTACATATGGCAGGTGTTACCGATGACTTGAAATCTTCAAAATTTTATAAAGGTGAATTTATTAATGTAAGTCCTTTAGATAAATTGAAAACCAACATTAATTTTTTTGATTACGTGGAGAAAAATAGTTCAACAATAAAATACATCGAAATAATGAAAAAGATTGTTCAAAACAATCAATAAATCTATTTATATTTAAAATCTAATTAATGAGTTGTTTTTGTCCATCTGGTTATACCGCAGCACCTGATAATTCTGAGTGTATAAGAGAAGTAACCGCATCAACCAGTGGTTCTGCCTCAACTCTTGTTGTTTTGAAAGCAGGTCAGTTTTCTACCAACGGATATATGGGGACAATTTTTTATGAAGACATAACTAATTTGACGTTTCCAATTATACTGACAGGAATTACAACTGGTTCTCAAACAAAAAATGGGACACCCTTATTCAACACATCATTTTTTATAGATTCTGATACTACCAAAAGTTTGAAGGATAGAACTTTAAATTATATTTTGGGAGGCCCGGGTGCTGGTCAAAGTATTGTTTCTCCAAGTGGTTTATTAGAAAGTTGTTCATTAAGTGCAACAACTCACGGACCTAGAATTTGGCCATGTGCTAATTCTAATACAGTATGGGGTAATAAATCAACAACTTTTCTACCCAATTCACCAGGTAGATTAAATTACTCAGGTGTTTGGCCAACAACAACATCACCTTTTTCTCCAGCAAATGAATGGATTGGTTTCACTGCTTGTTTCAATAATCCAACATCTCAAACCTATTATTTGGGAATGGGTGCTGACGATTTTTACAGATTTAAATTAAATGGTGTGTTATTAGTTGAAGCTAATACAAGTGGTTTTACTTTCGGTAATCAGTACAATTCATTTTCAGCTTATAGAACACATGGTCAAACTTTTTCAACTTGGTCAGTTTTCCCAATAACTTTACCAGCAGGACCGAATTATATTCAAATGGAAGGTCTAAATTCAAGTACAGGAGCTACTGGTGGTTTCGGTGCTGAAATTTATTCAGGTAGTGTTTCGTCTTTGAGTGCAATTACTTCCCAATCAGCATTAACCTTAGTAACCGTATTCACCACAAGAGATTTAACGGGTACTACTTTTGATAATTCAGGTGTTACTGGGTTAACTTGTTCGAGTGGATTTACATTAGTAACATGTTCGGGTTCACCTTTTTGTTCACAAGTTTTAAGAACACCTTGTACTGGTGTAACACCTACCACTTCAACGACAACTACAACAACTAGGTCATATATAAACTCGGGTTATATACCAGTAAATGATTGTAACGTACTCACTATACAACCATTAAACGTAATCTGTAATGTAACAAATATTACTGGAAACCCTGATAGTTCAAATGGTTCAATAACATTAAGTATCGTTGGTGGTGTTCCTCCATACACAATAGAATGGACTTTTCCTAATGGTGCTACACTAATAGGTGGTAAGACAATAAATGGTCTATCTACTGGTAGTTATACTGCCGTTGTTAGTGACTATTATGGTGACTATACTTTCACAACAACTTGTACAGTACCTGGTTTTACAACGACTACAACATCAACAACAACTTTACCTCCAGTTCCAAACTATTTAGAAAATATTTTCTGTATGTCAATTACGACAACCAAAAGGACTGGCGGTACACCTACTCCAACCACAACTCAAATTACTTTCCAATATAACACTTATATAAATGGCCAAACATCTTGGATATCAAATTCTGGTAATGAAATTGTATATTTTAACCCATCTGTTGGTACTTCGGGAGTATGGTCGTTATCGGCATCAACAAGTAGTATTATAAATACAGCTTTAGGTACATCTACTTGGACTATATTCAAAGGATATCCAAGTTCACCAACTTCAGGAGCATGGACAATGTCTGTTAATCCTCCAAGTCCTCAACAACAAACTATAACATCAATAGGTGCTTGTTCTGACTTTTTATCTTTAACAATTAATGCTTGGTGGGCGTTAGATGATAGTGACATACCAACAACATTTAAATTTTCAGGGGCTTGTGGTGGTTCTAATGAAACTCCTTGGTTTAAATGGTATTTGTTGGGGGGTTTAACAAGTTCAGACATTAGTAGTTTTGAAATTTATTGTGAAGATTTAGACAATCCGGGATATATTCATTGGGATGTAACAAATATACCAAATACAACCACTCAGGTTAGTTCATCAATACCTTGGCCTGGTGGTGTGACAATAAATCCAACCACAGGTGACCCAGGTGCTTCAAATACTCAAGGATGGGAAGGCCCGTGTCCTCCGATTGGTAATACACATACTTATTTAGTTACATTAACAGCCAATTTAGTTGCTGGGGGTACTAAAACAAGTACATACACATTTACTTCAACAAGCTAATATATGATTTTAACTTCAACTGTTAATATAAATGATACAATTTGTGGATGTGATGGTTCTTTTGCAATTCAAGGTTACAATGGAACACCACCATATTCCTACTCAATTAATAATGGTTTAACCTATTTTAATACACCATTATTTAGTAATTTATGTCCTGGTCAATACTCTGTTATTGTAAAAGACGTGTCGGGTGAAACATCAACAAATTCTGTTATTCTAAACACATCGAATAATTCAATAACATACAACGTTACAATTAATACTTCGTCAACAACAATAGTTAATAACAATACAACATTAACAAAAAAATACGATACAACTATTTCAGTGTTTCCAAGTTTACCAAGTGGTGTAACTATAACATTTAATTTGGTACATTTAAATACTTCAAAATCTTCTCCATTCTCAGGTACTTCTACAACAACGTCAACGAGTGACTTGGTTAAAAATAGTGTCACACAATCTATTTCATACTCAAGTTCGACTTTGAGTACAACTTATAATCCAACACCAGGTTGTCAAAATCAAAATGTTTACATCACTTCGTACACTGAGGGATGGAACAATCTCACTTATACAAATTCAGATACTTTAATATTAACAACATATACAACTACAACTAAAAACCAAGATGTCGCTTGTTATTTAGGTCAAAGTGTTGAAAATTACACTTTAAGTAATGTTTCTATATCAGGATGTTATTGTTGTAACATTATCGTCACATAAAATCAATTTTCGATATTTATCTTTATGGGATATATTTTAAAAAACACAGCAGGTTTAATAAACACAAGGATTACCGATACTGGGAGACAAAAAATTTCTCAAGGTAATTTTAATATAAGTTATTTTCAAATTGGTGATAGTGAAGTTTCGTATAATGCTATTCCTCAAACAAGTTATAACCAATATAATAGTAGAGTATTAGAGCCAAGTTTCAATGCTCAAAATTCGGCAGGTGTTCCTCAATCAAATAAGGAAAACATTAAATACCCTTACTACGTGGATGGTAACAACGGAAATACATATGGAATCCCATTTATGCAATCGATTGTAAGTCCAGTGTATAATACAGCATCACCAAGGGGGTTTTTCTTAGGTACAACATCAGGTTCAAACATAGAGTGGAGTGCAATAACCACAGGTGACTACGCACTAACATCTAACTATGTAATACAAATGAGTGGTTTGAATGGTTCAAATTTGATTGTGGTTTCGGCAATTACATGTAACAATGATTTTGTTAGGAACTATCAAATTGGTGATTTTATAACGATAATTTATGATGGTAATGGTGTTAATGACTGTAATTGTTTCACTGCAACAACTACTACAACTACCTTACCAGTAACGACAACAACAACAACTGACGCTTGTAGTCCACCATCACCTCCAACAACAACTACAACCACAACTTGTCCTGTGACTAATTGTGGCCCGTGTTTACCGAGTTATACTGCAACTTGTGTTGTGGATATGTCAAGTTGTTATACGATTTTAACATATCGAATTGTTGATGTTTGTTTGGATAATATAACTTTGGATAGGTCAACACCTGATTTTACATATTTAAGTGGTGATTGTTATGCTCGTGTAATTGTATATCCATCAGGAATGACTGAGATTTATGATAGTGTAACACCATCTCAACACTTCCCATATGATGTTATCAATTTTGAATCGGTTTGTTATACTGACCAATTTGATGTTAAAATTTGGAATATGAATATTCCTTGGTCAGAAAGTCCAGCAGGTATAAATTCCTCAACACACAAAGATTATACTAAATTTGGTTCTATTGATTATTTGGGGTCTAAAGAATATTTTGGTTACGCTTCAAGTAGTGGACAAACCGATACTGATTCAACTTATTATTATAACTCTTTTGATGAAAAGGTTGTAGTTACACCTGAAGAACAAAAGGCCATTGCTATTATTCATTATACTAATAATACGATTGATTTTTTCTATGGTGAAAAATTCGCCTTGGAACCTCACGATATTACTGAACCTGATGATACAATAGGAGAAGCAAGGAATTTCAAATTACACATTCCGTGGTTAATGTGGCATAAAAACCCTGAATGTTGTTATGGACAAACTTTTTATGTTGACCCTCCTGGTTTTGATGATTTAATTATACCATTATTTACTGTTCATTACTTGGAGTCAAATCAAAACCAAGATATGAATAATCCAGGTATAAGATATTATCACCTATGGGATACTAATCCAAACCCAAATACAACACCGATTGCGGGAATACCAAACAGAATTGGTAAGGTATTTCCTGACCACAAACTAATCATTATTGATGATGAAGAGATTATTGCCGCAATGTCATATAAAGCCAATAGAAACTGGACATTACCAGCGCCAAAGGTTGCTTTAATTACACCAAATATTTGTGGTTTGGATAACGAATCTGTTGAGGGAATTCTGACTGGCGAAACTGAATATTTACACGTTACATATCGATTATCAAACTCTTCAGCCTATACTAATTCTTTACATTCTAATTATTATCAAGTAATACAAGGACCTAACATAACTTGTAATCCTTTGAATTCTCAAAATGTTAGTGTAAGATTTGGTGATGAATTTAATTGTTTATCATCTAATCCAAGTATATGTTCTGTAGGTTGTGATATTACGTCAGGTTTTATTGCTGATTCATTTGAAATTATTTGTCAAAAGGTTGAGGGTAATGGTAGACCAGAACCATCACAATGGAGAATAATTGACTATAATTTCCAACTTAGTGGTACAAGTAATAATGGGTATTTAACACAATCAGGTTTAACAGGTAATACGTTTGTTATAACTCAGGACTTATATGATAATGCACCACTTTATGACTTAAGTGATTATATTGATATAACTACGGCAGGTTTTTCAGGAACTCAATTAAATTTTGGTGATGAATATTATTTTTATGGTAATATAGAAACTGACATTCAAGCCACAATTTATGAAATGAGGTATCAGATAGTATTAGGTCAATCAGAATTCCAATACTCCTCAAATCCATCGTGGAATACTTCAGTCCAACCATTCGTAACTGAAATTGGTCTTTACGATTCAGACAAAAATCTTATGATTGTTTCAAAGCTACAATCTCCATATCCGAGAACGGGGATTCAACAGTTTGTAATCAAATTAGATATTTAATTTATGAATGATAAAATGAAACAATCCCCAAAGGTTTTGGGGTTAGATATTTCTACGAAAACAATTGGTTGGGCATTGTTTGACATAGAAAGTAAGGAATTATTGGAATTAACTCATATCTCACCAGTAACCAAACCTAAAGAAGAAAATAAAATGAAGGAATTATTTCTTAAGACCGAAATTTTCAAAACTAAATTAGAGGGGTATGATGAATTAAACATCAAAAAAGTTGTTATCGAAGAGCCACTTTTAAATAGTAACAATGTTTATACTATACAAACTTTAATGAGATATAATACTCTTATTTCCAAAGAGATATATGATGTTTTAGGTATTGTTCCTGAATACATATCAACATACAACTCAAGAAAAAACGCTTTCCCATGGTTAGTGAAAGATAATGGTAAAGGGAAGTTTGTTTTGTTTGGTGGATTACCAAAGGATTGTGACAAAAAACAAATTATTTGGGAACAAGTAGCCAAAAGAGAACCTCAAATAAATTGGGGTTACACAAAAAACAATACTCTTAAGAAAGAGAATTTTGATATGAGTGATGCTTATTGTTGTGTGTTAGGATATATGAAACAAGAAAATTTATGGTAAAATTAAACCCCACTTTTTAGGTGGGGTTTTTTATTATGCACAACTTACACAATTTATGTTGTAAAGAATTATTACACTCACAATTATTGTTGCATCAATCATCCCAATGGATGGATTACACAATGAACTAATTAATATCTCACCTGTCGATATATCAATAGTTATTGTTTCTAATTCGGGGTATAGTGATAATAATATTTCAACAACATTAAAATATACACTATCAGTTGGAAAATCGTTTAACGATGTGGAATTATAAAAACCAATTGAGTTGGTTACCCCATTTACACTAACTTCACAAACAAAAGTTGCGGCACTTAGTAAACAATTGGTATCACCTGATGTTAAGTCATGAAAACCTTCAAGATACATCTGTTGTAGTCCCTTTTTGATTAATTGACCCGAATTTACAAAATTATCGTTGCAAATATTTAAAACTTGATATGAAGATATTAAATTGTATCCGAATAAAGTTACACTTCTTACTTGTGTACATCCATTATCATCTGTAACACTTAGATTGTACGTACCAGCAGTGAGACCAGTTATTGTTAAACCAGTTTGTCCACTTGGTGCGTTTGAACTCCATATTAAATTAAACGGAGGTTCACCTTCTAATATAAAAGTTTCTATCATCCCATCATTTCCCGATAGTGGTGATGTTGGGTTTAATATAAAATTTACCGAGGATGAGGTTGGTATTAATATTGGTAAAAATTGTTGACATAAATTAGCATCAATTACAGATGCTGTGTAATTACCAGGTGCTAATCCTGAAAATGTATAACCTGACAAACTTGTGTTAACTAAAACACCATCCATCTGATAGATGTAGGGTGGTGTACCTCCACTACTTATATTTAAAGTAACAACACCATTATTTTGTCCACAAGTTGTACCTGATACAACTGAACTTAAAGTATATAAAATTGTATTATTTATTGTCACAGCTTGAGTAAAAACACAAGGTCCTCCATCAGTAATTTGTAAGGTGTAATTACCCGATTCCAAGGCATTAAAGTTTACATTTGTTGCATTAGTAACTGTTGTTGCTGAGTTTCCTGTGAAATCTATCAGAGTATATGAATAAGGAGGGGAACCACCAAATAGAGAAACTGAAACAACACCTGTATTATTATTACATAGTGAGTTGGTTGTTGAAACTGTTACGTTAGTAAATGAATTCGGAGTCAACAAAATTGTGGATGCCACAAAATTACATAAACCAGCATCAGTTACACTAACTGAGAAATTACCTGCGGCAACACCAGTAAATGTATAACTCGAAGCAAAAGTAATTGTTACAGTTCCGTTAGAACCTGAATAATAAAAAGGTGCAGTACCACCAGTTGTAACAACTGTTACACTTCCATCCGAAGTGTAACAAGATGGATTTGTAATTGTAAATGTTCCCAATCCAATTGGTGGTACTTCATTTACAACCACACCCAAACTATTAGAACAACCAGCACTATCTGTCACCACCACATTGTAATTACCAGGTGTTAATCCTGTGATTGATGGGGTTGTTTGACCATTTGACCACAAATATGTGTATGGTGGTACTCCAGTTTGACCAGTAACGTAGATTGCCCCTGAGTCCACTGCACATCCCGCATCATTGATGACATATACACCAAAATCTAACGTAGTTGATGACTTAACAATACATGATTCAGATTTACCAGTACATCCCCCACCATCGTCCGCAATAACATAATATGTACCTGCAGATAAAGAATTAAATGTGAAGATATTGTTGAAACTTTGTCCTGAAGTAATAAACCCACTCGATATTTCGTATAAACTAAAAGTAGGTGAATTATAATAATTTGTTGTATCAGCAGTAATACTACCATTACTCAGATTACAAGTTGTATTCTGAACACCTGTCAAGGTAACACAAGTCCCTGTCGAAATATAGACACTTACAGGAAATGTTGTACTACCTCCTGAACAACTATCAATAACATTAAATACATAAGAACCACCCGAAAGTCCACTAATTGTGTACCCTGTGGCACCACTAAGTGGAATTGTACCAAAACTAGGGTCAATCCAAGAAATTGTAAAATCAGGAGCACTACCATTGATACTTATATTAAACGCACCTGAGGACGTATTACTACAATCACCAGTTATACTATTTACTACTACATCTAAAAAACAAGACATTATACACAATAAATTGAGAAGTTTATTCCGATATTTAACTTGAAGTTAATATCAGCTTCTGACACAGAACACACTTGATTATAAACTACAATAGTATCGTCACTAGTAAAGTAATAATCATAACCTAGTGGTTTAATCAAATTCATAGCGGTAACTAATGCTGTGTCCCAATTCGTAGTTGTAGGATAACTTAATGGTATTAAATTATATCCTATTCCATTGAAGAATGGGTAAGAAACAACTTGAATATCATCTATCCTAATATCCACATACCACTCTGTGGTTAACGTATTCAAACTACAATTATTTGGGTCATAACCAATAGAAGTAAGATATTCATTCAACAATTTACCTAAAACACTACCAAAACTACCAAGTTTTGGGTCACTTAACCAAGGATATTTTGGACACTCTGTGTTTTGTATAGGACAATCGTAGGTATATAAACTATCATTCAACTCACATGGTCTACAAGGATTAGGTCTCAATGGTGTAAACGATGCAGGATTTGGGCAAATAGTTCTATTAGTTGATGAAATAGTTCCAACATTATTTTTTGTATTCGACCAAACACTACCAATTGGGCAATCAGATGTTGAGTTTAAAGTACCTACAAGAGTTCCATCATAATAATATTCCCAACGAGTTGACCCCGAATTATAAGAAATAATTATATCTTTAACTAAACCACAACAAGGGTCATAACCCAAGAATGATTGTTTGCCATTAACATAACCATTAGGACTCAATGTTGTTATTAATGTACTACTTCCAACTGAAGCACCAGTAATACTTATACACTCACATAAATCAACAGGGTCAGGTGTTGGTGGTGGTGTATCTAATATAATCTGACAACCTCTTTGTCTTTTCCATTGAAATTTCTGTCTATGGAAAATTGAGTTTTCTAACTTGACACCAGTATTCCAAATGGTTGTTGCTGGAACCATTTGTTCAATTAAGCGTATCCAATAATCACCCAAACCATTAACGTATTCTATCATAGTTTGGTAAGTGAAATTATTGTTTGCTATATTCACATCTTGTAATGATTGTAAATATTTCCAATAAATTGATTGTAGTGTTGGGTAACCACTAGTTTTACCATCAGTAGAATATTGTCTATTTCTTACATTAATCGTATTCTTCCAAAATGTTTGAGCAAATTCGAAGAAGGTTTTTTGTTTTGGTTGTGGGTTAATAATCGTCCAATCAACACCATTTCTATCAGGGTAGCAACTTGCCGCGTTTGGAAAACACCCATTCGGATTGACATAATTCATACCTTGATTTGGTATTGGATAATTGTACAAACGTGACATATACCAAACATCATATAAAAGTCCTTGTGCAGGATTCAAAAATATCTCAGTATTCTTAACATTTAAAACTAATTTGTCATCAGCAACGAAGTATCTTGCGTTAATATTACCATCTAAGTTAACTCTTAGTAGTACTTCAGAATCGTACCAAGATTTGTTATTATCAACAGATGGTGAAATATTATAGCCTAATTGAATAAATGGAAATTTTCTGAATCTGTCTAAATATTCTTGACCATAAGTGTATGGTTTTAAACTTGTTTGATAATCGGGATTCAGTCCTGTGAAAACACTTAAAGTTGAATTCACTTGTTCAGGTGCTCTGTGTTGTGGGGTTTGTTCAAACCATCCACTACCTATCTGAAAAAAATAAGCTTCACTATCCGTTATTGGTTTGGGAAATCCAAATTCGTCAATTGGGAATTCATCAATTGTTATATTAACGTCTTTTATTGTTACAGTAGTTGTAAATCCAGTATATTGTACGCCAAACAAAGTGAAGACATTCGAACTTTCTAGTGTTGGTGTTTGTTCTACTAAAGTACCACCTGAAATTTGTGCATAATAACTATTAAACTTATTTATATTAATTCGTTGGTCGGCTAAGTAAACGTACTCATTAAATTCAACCAAAGCTTCAGGTGCACCAATTAATCTTAACAAATTTTCAATTGATTTTCTAGTACCTTTTGATTTGAATAAATAAGCGGTATTCAATAAGACATTTCTGTAAAATTGATAATTCAATTCATCGGGTGTTTGAGCAACTGGAACCCCACTGAACATAGATTTTTCTTGATTTGTTTGACCAAAAACAGAGTTTAAAAAATCAGTATTAGTTATCGGTGAAATATTCGTCTGCCAACCTAAAGTTTGAGCTAAATTTCTTAATAATTGAGATGGGATGTCATTTCTTACATTGTAGTTAACCGATGTAACATAAGATAAACTTGTGATATATTTATTTACCTCATCAAAACTTCTACCATAGATTTGGAGAACTTTATCCATTTTTTGACCAATGGTATCAAATTCTTTAAATGCTGGTGTTGTAAAAAATCTTGATACAAGATTTGTCCTATATGAATCAAATGATACACTGATGTCGTTCAACACTGTTAAGTAATCAACAAAAGTGCTTGAGATAATGTCCAAATTCCATAATCCCAATATTGGCCAAGTTACCGAAGCATTATCGGAGTAATACGTTCCATCATCAGCTTCTTTAGGGATGACGAAAGATGCTGTATATATCGGTGTTGATGTTCTATTTAATAAGAAGTTTTCAACTTCGTCTAAATTTTCATTAAAAACTTTATTAACTTCACTATCATTTGGTCTTATTATAATATTTCCAAAAACATTCGTTTCACCTGAAAATGGATTACCAACGACAGTAATACTTAAATTACCTGATGTTAAAGAATTTGTTGGTACTATACGTTTAACTTGATACCCAATTTCATTATAATATAAGGAATACTTGGCATATTCTAATGTCATATTCCTCAATGTTGATACTGGTATCTCTCTGAGGGACAGATTTCTAGTTGAGTTAGTTGTATAATCAATTCCAAAAGGATTTCTTATTTTGGTAAGGTCTAATTCAAACGTTGTTTCATTATATTGTAAACTGAAAACAACATTAAATGCTGTTACACCAGTGGAATAATCCAATCTTAATGTCGTTGATTCTAGTGCTGCAGGAAAATAACTAATAACTTGTGTTACTGCAGCTGACATCCTTTTGGCCATAGACCCATATAAAACAAAGTTTGTAACTTGAGTTAAATCAAAATTTGGATAAACTTTGTAATTATTTTCTATAATAGCTTTGGCTTGATTAATATCTATGATACCCATCGAATCCAAACTGATTGGATTAGAAAAAGTACCAGTGGAAAAGTTTCTATTAACTTTTTCACTTGCCGAAAGTGTAAAATTAAATGTTCCTTGTGTCAAACCCCCACCAGTAACTAATTGTAAACCAACTAGATTATTTGCAAAAGTACCAGCACCTGATGGTGTTTGAGGAGGACATGTGAATTTAGCCATTACGAAGTGATGTTAGTGAAGTTTTTACTGAAATCTATATTATTACCTCTGTCTTGTCTTACCTCAAATAGAAGCTCATTAAACTGGTCTCTGATTTCGTATAGGTTATATTGTCTGTATATGTTATTTTGACTATCGTAGTAAGTGTAGATACCATCATCAATAGATTTGGTTTGATTACCATAAAGTGCAATAGCCAACGTTGAGAAATCGTGTTCAGCAACTTCAATATCAAGGGTTATTGGATTGAAGAAAGTATTAGTTATTATGATATCTTGGTCAGGTTGACCAATGTATGGTATTGCATTCGGTTTATTAGTTGGTGCTGATGATGGTGACAATGTACAAAACAATAATCCACTATTACTATCAGTATATCTGTATCTTATCGCTTTTTGCGAAGTGTTCGTTAGATTTTGAATTACAGGTTCACAGAAAAATGAAGATGTAATTACTCTAAAAAAGTTAGGTATTTTTGAACCATCTGTGTTAAGATATTCAATTCTGAAACCAACTAAACCTTGATTTGTAAACTTGTTTCTATATTGATTTGGTACTTGATTCAAATCAATTATTATACCTCTAACATTAGGTAATGCTGATAACACACCACAATCTAATATTTTAGTTCTTATTTGAGTTGGTCTTAAATAAATTGTGTAAATTCCTATTGCATTAAATTGGTCAGCAGGTAATTTTAAATTATATAAACCACCTAATATTTCTATGTTAGCATTACCACCAGTACTACTATTGTTAAAGTATGGTCTCAATAATGAAACTGAATCTAATTTAGTCAATACAAAATTAGCTGTATCATCCCTTGATGGGGTATAATGTAAAATTATCTCAACGTCTTCTGGTGAAACATCTGATGGTCTTATAGTACCATAACTTGCGAGTGCCATTTATTATTCTTTTATTCTAAGTTTATATTGACTAACCTATTAATAAATATTAAAGTTACAACTTTGTAACTTTAAAAAATCCGTAGCCATAATTATCTAAATCCCCAAGATTATCAACCTCCCCCAATCTTATCATCGTTTCAATACCCGAATTCTTACCCCTTTCAACAAAAACATTTGTTTGTATTGCAGGTTCATCAATAACATTGAGTAGTGCTTCATTTTTAGTTATAGCAGAACAAACATAATCAACCTCAGACACACCACTAACGATGAATAAAGTCGTACCATCAGGATAGTCATAGTAATCAACACCATTAATAGTATATGCTGTATAACCATTTGGATTCGGTCCCCAAAAAGTACCAACAACATTGGAACTACCTGTAACTTGCCATCCGATTTTATATTTTCCTAAATAAAAATTAGGGTTATTAATTGAACCATAAACTTCCAAATCATTAAGTCCTGATTTACTATAACCTGATATGATTAAATCTGAGTTACCCAAAAATGTATTGAATCCTTCTATTGTTGTTTCACAATCTGAATCACCACTATAAATAAAATTGTAATTCAAAGCACTTCCTGACCAACTTCCACCAAGTGGGGTAAAATACGCAGTACCATTTGGATTGTTAATCGTAGTTGAAGAGAATGGTATTGTTAGTGTTTTTTGAATTGTGTTATAACCCCAAGGACTCATACCCGACATAGTTATTGTATATTCTCCAGCAGAACTATATGTGTGAGTATAAGGTGTTGAAGTATAAGGTCCAATAGTTGTTGTTGAACCATCGCCCCAACTAATTTGATAGTTCGAAAAACTCAAGTATTTTTTTAGTTCTATTTCTGATGTATTGTAAAGAATTACTGTAAAATTGTTTGGGAATATGGTTGAGCCTGTAAAGACAAAATTAGTCATTACATCTTGTTGTAATATCATTCCATCAAATACTGAATAATATCCGAAATCTACAGCTGATTGTGTAAATAAAATAGGTAATGTTAGTCCTGTTAATAAAGAAGTCCCATTAGTACCGCCTGATAAAACATTTGTCATAGAGGAGTAAACATACGTAAATCCTTCATATTTTTGTGTTGTTGAAAAAGTCGTAACACAACAAGGGTCTCCACTAATTTGTGGGGAAAATCCTCCGAAATACGGAACAATAAATAAATCGTTGGATATATTTTCAGGTGAAATTCTTATGTTATAAATTGTACTTTCCATTATAAATTTGGTGGATTAACATATTCGTACCACTTCATAGGATTTGTCGTTGTACCTATTCTATTATTATGATTTTTACCATCAAAAATTTCATATTTTTTTGTATCGTAATTCAGTTTCACTTTATTATAAAAATATATACTTGAATCAAATTGGTATTTGTTTGGTAATCGACATTGAGGTTCATTCATCATTCTTACAAAAACACCCAACTTTGCATCAAAAAATTTCATTGACATATAAAAAGTATCTAATGTCAAAAATTGTGGTACATTTAACCAATAAAAAAAGAAACCCTCTTTGTCACCAACAAAATCCAATTTATACTTTGGTATTTTAACTTGTACTGGTGCTATGTAAGGTGAAATTGACGCTGTTGTCGTAAAACCTTGTTGAGTTGGTATTATTACGGTAAAATAATTAGTTTGGTTTTTTTCGTCAGGTCTATCGTAAAAATCAAGTTTGAAAAACGAATTTGCAAAAGAGTTAGCAAAGTAATACAATTCTTTTGAATTGAAACCTTCAGCCAAATAATTATTCCCCCAAAGTGTTAAATCAGGTGAACTTGATAAAGGGCATGTTGTTGCACTCAAAGTGTTAGGATTTCCACTATAAAAGTAGAATTCGTAGTTAACTGATGTTTGTGTGTTTGTTGGTGAATATTCATTATGTGAATATCTACCAACTTCAAAATCAAATGGAATACCAATAACTTGACCCAAAACCTCATCTTCATAAAGTTCAATACTATCAGACCTTCCTAAGAAATCTTCTGTAATTTCTATTGGTATGTTTATCTCTTGTGAGGTTACTGGTAATGTTATATAATATCTGTTGTTATTCACAATTATCTATTGTTGGTTGAGTTATTATAGTTTGTTCTGTATAATTAGTTCCTTCAGGTATTATTCTAAAAGTATAATTGTCATAAGGATAATGAACACCATTTAAAAATGGATAATCATAACCCAATCCAGTTGAGTCAACAAAGCCATATGGATATAAATCCCTCCATCTAAAGGTATTTTGTGATGTTGAGAAATATGCGTAATCGGGTACACCAACTATTGTGTTAAAATTACCATCCTCAATATAATCAGAAAAAACACGTATTGGTAAACTATAAAATGGTTTATAATAATAACCTCTAGAATTGAGGTTATCTATCGTGTTTGAGTTAGTTGCAAAAACAAAAGGATTAAATCGTATTTTATGATATATGTCTACAATCATTCTTTCAGTTTGGGCAAAATTATTCCACTCACATATCTCACCATCCATCTCATCCCCCTCATTTAGAGTTTCAACATATGTAAATCCATACTGAGGTTGTGAAGTTTGAGTTGTTGTATATGTTCCAATCGGAAAATTTGTTTCAGACCTAGATTCTGAATTTTGCCACCAAGGACTAGGTTGATTAGTTGTTGTATCTAAGGGTAAATTGAATTCCCATCCTTGTTTTAATCCGTAGAAACCAGTTTGGGGTGAAATTTTAGGCATGCCCAAAGTCCATCCAAAATATCCCTTCCAAATTACCGTAAAAAATAATTCTGTTAATGGTCTTCGTTGATTGTCTAATAAAGAACCAATATCTATTTTTTTATTGAAGGTTAATGAATATGCTTGACCTCCCTCCTTAACAGAAACTCTTGCCTGGCCATCAGGGGTAAAACCACTACTTTCATACTTCTTTACATTGTTGTAACTATTTTCTTCAAAACCAGTTTTAACTAATAAAGCATCATTAACATTTGTAACTATTTTGTGTTTTCTAACATAATACTCTGAGATTGTATCAGTGACGTTATTTGGATTTAAAACTCTTTTAGCAGTTCCTTTTAGTCCAACACTGAATGTTGTTCCGGTGTATCCATAATCAACCAAATTAAAAATATACTCTTCAGAACCATAACTATAATCCCCCAAACTATAAACTTGAAATAATCTACTATTATCGTAAGTAAAATTTGAACTTAGTTGAACATATTCACCCACATCCATACCATGTTTTATTGGACATCTAAATCTTAAAACATTTCTACCATTGAAAGTTCCTTTTGTCAATACGAAGGGGATACCATCACCTACTACCCAATTAACTGTCTCATAGTAAGGATTTATATCATCAGGTATCAAAAAGGTTGCAGTGTGTTCCTTGGTATAATCATTATCATACCCATACGATAAAAAGAAATTCCAATTATACGTACTTGCACTACTTGCTACAAAATTTATATGATTATTTGGTGATGTTGTGTAACCTGAAACATTGTAATCGTTTCGTATAAAATCAAATTCATTATATAGTGGAAAACCACCCCAAGGTAAAGGTGAACTATTATTATTATATACACATCTAGAACTTATAACTTCTTCAGCATTGGTGTAATACAAGTTTCGTTCGAAAGGTCTGTAATTGGTTGTACCTGTGTAACCATTTTTGAATACTACATTAAATTTACAAGATGGTCTGAACAAATTTGAAGCTTCCCTTTCATCTTGGAATACTTGTTGTAAATTTATATCAGCACTCCTATCGTACTCTATCAACTCACGTTGAGTACTCTTAAATGGAATCTGAAAGGATAAATCAGTATTTGGCGCTGACTTATACCTCAAAGACCCCAAAACAACTCTTGTATAGTTAATATTTCCCATTAATCAGTTATTGTATCAAATTTTATCCATTTTCTTCTAAATCTATCAAAAGAAGTTTTTCCTTTTTTCAGACCAAAATAGAAGTGGAATGGTGCACCAATAGTGATGTTGTTGTCGTCAGGATTATTGTGTGACCATAATTGTCTATTACCATCTTCATCACCATTTTGGTCTGTAGCAAAAATATAACCAGTACCTTTAGTATTACTATCATATCTAAAATATCTAGAAGTTTGTTGTAATCTGTCCATTGATTGATAGTTTGAACTAAAAAAAGTACCATTACTATTAATGGGGTTAGTAAACCAATTGTTTCCTTGAGACCCAAAAATACTCTCAGCAGCACCACCATCTGCGTTTGGTTGTATTTGCCATTGATAGAATGGAACTTCTTGCGAGAACACAGGTATATTTGAAAACCCACAAATTGAACCTAAATTAGCATTGGTGTTGATTATATTTCTTTTTGGTGATATATAATCTCTAACTTGTGTATCACTTGACCAAAATATTCCCATTACAACATCACTAGCAAACGGGCTATTGATATAAATAGGGTCTTGTCCATTTGGGTCAGTAGGATAATTTGCAGGTTCGAAAGCTGAAATTCCTAATTCGGAACTTATAGATATCATTTGGGCATAATCAGCATCAACAAGGTTTTTAAATAAATCTCTATTATTTAAGAAGAATTCAAATATAGTTCCACCTGCAGCACTCAATAATATACCAATAAAACTTAGATTTGTTAATCTACTTATTATAAGTAGATTTAATATCTCACTTACATCAGAATAAGATGAATCATCCATTCTGTTAACAACATAACCATCAAATTCATCAGAAAAAACAAGTTCTTGTAAAAATTGAGACCTAGGACCTAAATCTAACATAGTTGTTGGGAACTTCAAGTTCCTATCATTCCCACCGAAAGGGATACCAGGTACGAAAGGTAATATGTTGAAAGTACTTGGTGGTGCACCAATAAATCCAGTCGTTGTTCCAGTTACGTATGGACTACTTCTATAATAAAAATTGTTTGTTGGGTGTAGATATAATGTCCTACGACAATATTGACTACGTGGTACATTATTAGCATCAAAAATTCTGTCATTTTTAAATGCAAACGCATACAAAGAACCATTAATCCAATTATTAACGAATAAATGAGACCACACATTTCTACAAGCACCGAAATTAACTAATAACCTTGATGTCCATTCATTAACAATTAAAAGGTCAGCAGGTAGTGATAACAAGATTTCTGAAATAAGTTGATAACATCCGTTTTTCATTATTTTTTTTCCAGTCACACCATTTGTGTAACAAATGTTATCATCAGGTTTTATTGAAATTTCGTTGTTCGTACCTACAGTATAACAAAATAATGGTACTGCATTCTCACAAGTAAATGATTCAAAAACAGGATTGGGAACTGACTCAGAGGTAACTAAATCTAAATTTGATGGGTCAGCTCCTCCACCAATGAATGATGCTGTACCAGTAGTTCCTTGAGTTAAACCACTATCACTTAATCTGAACAAACTAAAGATTAGATTACTTTGTAATGGTAAGCTATTTCCTTGTACATCAGTAACGGTTGATGAAGTTGGTAATCTATCTGAACGCATTATTATTTTTCTTGCATTCGTAGGTGTTGTTGCCGCTTGGAAATTATACGTATTGTTGTATCTTGGGGCAAAGTACCAACCATCAGCATAAAAATCAAATACTGCACTTGTAATACGAGATTTTTCTTGTCCCATCAAAGAACCACCATCTATAATTTCATTAACATAGTATCCTCTCGTATCATAAAGATAATCATTAGGTAATGCCCCAAAATAATCACGATTACAGCCTGATGTGTTTGAACCAGCAGGAAATGTACCTAAAAATGAATCAATTTCAACAGAAAACCCCCAATAATATGGTGAATTACCCCCTTGAAATGGTAAGGTTGGGTTTGCGAATTGATTAATGGTTGCCGCATGACTTTTCACCCTCAAAACTTCTGAGTTGTTGTAAAACACTGAAGGTGTTTCAGCAAATCTACTTAAACTAATTTGACTTGTTGATGGTACATCGTTTGGTCTAAAACTTGCAGGAACAGATGAGTCCAAACTAGAATAATAACTTGGCATATCAGAAGTAAAACTACTAAATTTAGCCAAACCACTTGTGGACAATTCAAAATTAAAAGAATTATAGTATAGTGGTATTCCCGTTATTATATCTGACGTAGATAAAATATTTTGGGTTGTGCTTGTTATCCCAAAACTATGTCTCACAGCCCTTAGACCATTTAGATTATTATTATTATTTGATGCTTGTATTGGTATATTAAGTTTATAATTACCTCTAACTATAACGTTACCTTGTGGTAGTCCGTTAACATCCAAGTCATATCCGAACAATCTACTCAAATCATATTCACAAGGTTGTCTGGTTGAATATGGGTCAACACCTCTTACAAGAAAAACAATAACTTGTTCAGTATTTTTTTTATACAATTTCATAGGATTGTATAATCTTGCTGGCGGGAACTGTTGATGTGGTGGTGATGGTGGATAATAACTATAAGAGTAAACACCATTTACCTCTCTTAACAATGTATCATTACCTAAAGTACGATGTGGTAATGTTTTATTATTACTTAAACTTGCTGACTGACATTGACCAGTATAATTTGAATAGGTCATAGCTGTAATTACTTGGAAATACTCAATATCCATAGGAAACTTATGGAATTGTGGGTCTCCTGAGAAAAATAAGTCATAACCCCCTAACACTGAGATAGAACCATTACCATTTGGATTTGCATATGATAATTGTACATTTTCTATAGGTTGTTGACGATATGTTGAACCAGTTACAGCACCAGTTCCATATTGATTTAATTGTGTAAAACCATTAATATTTATATCCGAACTTAAGTTCGGGTCTTGGAACGTAATAATTTGACCAACTGGAAAATTTGATAAAGTATTTTCTTTACAAGAAATTACTAACATATTATCCAAATGGAATTTTGTAAGTGGATTATTATTTGGTGTGTTGAAAGTTACTTTAATTCTGTTTACACCTCCACCAGGATTTGTTATTTGATTCTCATCGAAATATTTAGCTTTTACGTTAAATAAATTAATTCTTTCCGCTAAAGTGAGGTTGTTAGTAAATAAAACTATTTTTGTTGGGTCTTCAGGTGTACTTACAGAAGGACAAGTAGTATCTGTTCCAAAACTTGAAAATTGGGGGACTCTTGCCTTACCTGATGGTTCATCACGAGTATATGCAGCACCAGCCAATAAAGCTTGTATACCACTTCTAAACTGAACATCAACATCTTTGACATCATATTGGGTAGGTAACATATATGTTGATAAAATACCATTTCCACCCGTTTCTGTGGCTGCTGCGACATAATTACCTGAGGATTGAACACTTGATGGTGGGGTACTTAACTCACCTCCTGGTTCACAAGAACACAATTCACAATTGGGATAAACTAACAATGGTAAATTTATATTCAATATTTTTTTATACAAATTGAACATATCGTCCATAATTTGATTAATCTCTTCAGGGTCAATACAATCAATAGGTTCCAAACCAGCACCTAACCAATTCAAAAAAGCGACAATTCCCGCAATAACATAACATATTGGTAAAACGATATATAAAATAACCCCAACAATAATTCCAAATACGAACCCTAAAATTGCAACCAAAGCAGCAACAATATGAATTATAGGAACTAAACCAAATAAAATTGGTTTAAAAATAAACATAGCCACAAGTGCTAACAAATACAATAAATCAAATCTATAATTTGCATCATTGTTTGGAAACTTTACGTTATCACTTTCACACGCATCATCTAAATTATTTTTTATTCCAACGAATTCATTCGGTAAAAATCCCCTTCTATATTGGTCAATTAGTTGTGATACAGTGTAAACTTTGTTAAAAGACATTAAATAAAATGTATCTTCGCAATTAATTGCAGTTTGAGGGTCAACATAATCATTCCAATCTAAACTAAAGGAATACGATTTTTTTGCTAATTCATTGTTTGGATAAAAGTTTGGGTCAATAGTTGGTGGTATTGATAATGGGTTAGTTATCCAATCTTGTATAACTAAGGGGTCTTTGTCCACATTTACTTCCCAACCATATTCTCTAACATTTGGAACTAAGAAATAACCTCTTTTTATGTCCTCAGACAAAGTAGGTGATTGATTCCATTTAATTTTAAATCGATATTTTCCTCTTGTCGGAATACCAACTTTTGGGTCATTAGAAATTACTCTTTCACCAAACTCATTAGTTGTGACATAATCTAAATTCATAGGTACGTCAACCAACCAAGCACCATTATCGTCAATAACTTGACCTCCTGATTCCAAAGGGAAAGTTTCTAAAACAGGTCTTCCTGTATCATCATTAAATATTGTTTGTCTAATTGCTAATATTTCACCAGGGCCTGCAACTAAGTTACACAAATCACCACTTCTTAATTTTGGTCTGCATCTCTGAGTTTGAAATTGGTCGTTACCATTTGAGAAAATACTACCCATAAAAATTGCTGTTGGCGTAATTTCTATACCTGATTCCTCTGTAATATCGAAATCAGTTCTTGTAATTCCAATAGTACAAACTTCAGGTTGACCCCACAATGGCTCAACATTAATTGTTCTATTAAGTGTTATTATTTGTGGTAATGTATTTAGGTCGGTCGATGTTCTGAATTCTGTACCAGCAACTTGAGATTCGGTCGCAACACCCAATCTAATTAAATCTTGGGGTGATAATGAAAACTCACCAATATCAGATAAGTCAATATCAACGTGAATTGTTTGAGTACCTAATGGAACACCAAATATTAAAAAGTCCCCACTATCATTTGTTTTTACCGTAAATTTATAATATTTGTCGTAAACTTCTATTAAATTTGGGTCTGTAAGTACATCTATTCTGTCAGGAAAAGAACCAGTCGGGTTATGTCCACTATGTGATTTAACATAAGGTAATAGATTATATCTATAACCATCTTCATTAGTATCACTTAAAAGTTTATAGGGATATAAATCAGATATAATAGGATTGTTTTCATCCTCATTGGATAGAGGGATGAAAATAGACACTTTACAATTTGGTAAACCGAACCCTGAATTAGCGGTAATTCTTCCAGCAACAACACCATAATCTGAACATAATCTAGTGTAAATTTGACTTTGAAGAATCTTTAATGAAAGGATTTCTAATTGTTCGAAATCTTGTTCTAATAGTACATTTACGTACTTATCCTTACCGACTTCGGTTCTTATTCTATATGATTGAGACATTAATTATCTTTTGAAATAAATAGTTTATACGTTCATTTCAAAAAGATAATTCAATACAATTCAAAATAAATCTTTACGAAAAATTGACCGTACTCAAATTCTTAACACGCACACTAATATCTTTACCAGGATATCTTACTTGATAAGTTTGACTAGGTTCTGCAAAAATTGTGTCATCTATTAATTCAATCTGTTTAGTTTCACTATCTGAATACCTTTGTGATGTTTGAGATGATGAATATTCACCACCTACTTTATTAAACACCGATATGTTTGATAGAGTTATTACACCATTCTGTGATTGTAATATTCTTCTTAATTCTGATATATTAACATTTTCACCTAAGTTTCTAACTGAAGGTGACATAAAATTAGTTACATTATCAACTATTTGAGTTATTACGGCACCTTGATTCTGACTATTATCTAAAACAACATCTATCGTAAATGCTAAGTCGATTACATTCGCAGTTTCGATAGAAATGTAGTCATTAATCATTCTATAATTCGATAAGTAATTAGCTACGTTATTTTTGAGTGTGTTTGAAACCACCTCAGTCAATCTACCAGTTTCATCATAAGACAACATTTTAATTTTAATTTTATTGTTCTCCTCTGTGATTGTAACCTTGGCTGGTGCTCCAAATTGTGAAGGCATTGTTCTTATTAATGATTCATAATCATTAATTGTAACAGCTCTGTTTTGTGCTGAAAAGTTGAATGTCACTAAATTTCTTACTTCTTCGGTAGTTGGTGCTGGTGCTCCTCCAATTGCTGCAGTGACATTTGTACAAGACAAAGAATTAATTACACTTGTATTTACCGAAGTTGAAGGTCCGTTGACATTAAAGTTTATTGTACCTATCTGAGTAATTACGTTTACGCCTAAATTACTTCCAGTACCTCCACCTATTCTATATTGAATGAATAGTGTACTATTAGCTTTCAATGTACTACCTAAAGCAAAGTTGTTTGAATATTTGTATAAGTTTAATTCAAAACCATTTCTAGCAAATTCTCTTAATTGTTCGTCTGCTGATTGACTACCACCACCAAAAGTTAATTTACAGAAACCCTCAGGTGTAAATTCTGATATAAATTTTGTATTTGTTTGAACATATTTTCCTACCTTAATACCAGGATTGTCAGATACTTTGGTTGGGTCTTCGATGAATACCCTATCTTCAACCAATGCTTTAACTTCATACCATCTATTTTCTAAACCTAAAAATTCTTCAGCTGTAGGGACATTTGCATATTGAGTACCATCTTTAAGTAAAACACTCGTTACACCTAAAACGTTTCTTTCGGGTAAAAACAACTCAAAAAAAGGTTTTATGTCATTTGCGGTAATAACTCTCTTGAATACCTTTGTAGTACCATTTACTACAGTTTCTCGTTTTACTATGGTGTAGTTTAATAATCTATTATTAGAATCAAAATTTGGTATTTTTAATCTATTTGGAACACCATCCGAACTTATTGGCGAAGCAAAATCAATATCACTCACAGTTTCAAAAACTTGACCAGCCCCATTAACCTGAGACCCTCTCCTTAAAATACCACAATATCTTAAGTCCTCAGTATCACCATAAACAGGCACTGTTATTGAGAAATCAACCAATGCCACAGAAGGTCTTTGACCAGGTACTTTCAGTCCATAAGTTCTTGCTATATTAAAAATGGAAGACCTTTGTTGTGCATATTGTAGTACGGTTTCTTGTACACTTCTATCTATATTGTATTGTAAGTTATCTGAAACCGCAGCATTTAAATCCAATAGAGCCGAAAATATTGAGGCATCATTGAAATTATCAATTAGGTCTGGGTAATATGTTCTTGTAAAATTAATAAGTTCCGTTCTTATGGATTGGAAATCTCTGGTTGTATATGATATTTTTTTGTTAGCCATAGAATTATATATTAATAATTACAAAGTCACTACTTTCAAAAGCAGTATCAGTTGATATGTAGTCAATTTTTATTTTTGCTGTGTGTTCCATTTGTCCAATACCTGGTACTCTAAACTCTCTTTGGTTATCTTCATTTATGTAGTATCCTTTATCTTCTTCACCCTCCGAGGCAGGTGTTATAGTCACATTTGTTATTGTTATACCAGGTATGAATTCCGCAACAGAATCTCTAATTTCTGATTCTAAATCAGAAAAAGTAGGACCATCCAAAGGTTCGAATAGATACTCATATAATCTTGTTCCAAAGTCAGGTAAATAATATCTTGTACCTTTTCTAGTTAACAATAAATGAATTAAATTACTTCTGATTTCTTGTTCAGTTGTTTGAGATAAACTTAAGTAATTTCCTTCATAAGAATCCTTGAATGGGAAATTTATACCATATGTAAAACCATTTGCCATAACAATAAATATATACCCTATATTTTTTCTATAAATACCATAAAACAAAAAATCACGACCTTAAGTCGTGATTCTTATTTTTAAGATGAACATCCAAAACAATCAAAAGGTGAATCCGTTGGTTTGTTTGTAACAGGTTCAATATGAGGTAAGGTTGGTGTTACTTTTGGTTTATCCATCTTGGATATATCCATAGCCAAATGTTTTGCTCCTGTTGATATTGCCTTTGTTCTCACATAATAACAAAGTGTTTTTAAACCTTTTTGCCATGCGTGGAAATGTGATGAAGTAATCTTCGATAAAGTAGGATTACCCATATAGATATTCATTGATTGTGATTGGTCAATAAAAGGTCCTCTATCTGCCGCCATATCAATTAATTCTCTTTGTGATATTTCCCAAATCGTTTTGTACTTCTTAATCAAGTGTTCAATTCTTTTAACTTTTTGATTATACTTTTTGTCTTCGGGGTCTAAGTAGTTGTTGAAATTAATATTTTGAATTGAGCCTTCATTGTATATAATTTCATTTTTCAAATCTTCACCCCAAATACCAAGTTTCTCAAAGTCATTAATAAGATACTTATTTACAATCATGATTTCACCACCAACTACTCGTCTGTTGAAGATTGCTGAGTGAGCGGGTTCTGTCATTTCATATGAACCAGTAATCTTAGCAGAACTTGCTACAGGCATTTGAGCAGTAAACAATGAATTACAAATACCATATTGTTTAACATTTGACTTTAATACTTCCCAAGGCCATCTACCTGATAAATCAGATTCTGTTAATCCCCACATATCAAATTGGAATTGACCTTGTGACATTGGTGAACCATCAAAATGGACATATTTACTATAATCACCATCAATTACCAACCTATTACTTTCGGTGATTGCAGCAAAATAAATTGTTTCAAAAATTTCTTTGTTTAATTTTTTTGCTTCAGGTGAAGTAAACTCATAATCCATAAGATAAAACACATCAGCTAAACCTTGAGTTCCTATAGCAATAGCTCTTTGTTCTCTACCACCTTTTTCACCTTTTGCTGTTGAGTAGTTATTAATATCAACAACTTTGTTTAAAGCTCTTACAACCTTTCTTGTTTCTTCATAAAGAAGTTGAAAATCAAACTCACCATCTTTTACAAAGTTTTTCAATACCATTGAAGATAGTGTACATATTGCTGTAGTTTTCTCGTCAGTAAATTGGTAAATCTCGTTACAAAGATTTGATTGTTTAATAACCCCAATGTTCTGATGATTAGTTTTGTTGTTAGCATTATCTTTAGAACAAAGGTAAGGTACACCAGTCTCAATTTGAGATTCAATTACCTTAGTCCAAACATCTGTTGCTTTTACTTTTTTACCTAAACCTAGATTTACCGCTTGTTCATAAACACTTTCGTATTCTGTACCAAAACATTCTTGTAATGGTTTTAAACCAGCTTTCTTAATATCATTAGGACAGAACAAATACCAATCACCACCCTCTTTTACGGCTCTCATAAAATTATCAGGAATCCACAAAGCTGTGAACAAATCCCTTGCTCTTAGTTCTTCTGCACCTGTATTCTTTTTAATGTCCAACAAGTCAAAGATATCTTTATGCCAAGGTTCAAGATAAATTGCGGCAGAACCTGGTCTTCTACCTTGTTGGTTAAAGAATCTTAATGATTCATTTGCTATTTTAAGATATTTTAACAAACCTCCAGCAAAACCACCAGATGTGCTTAATCTACTCTCCTTACTTCTAATATTTGACATACAAAGCCCAATACCTGCAGCATCGGCAGAATAAGTAGAAATGTCATTCATCGTGGCCAACAATCCCTCTCTTGAGTCATCATTGTTATAATGTAGAACACAAGATGCCAATTGAGGAATCTTTGTACCCGCATTAATCATAATTGGTGTTGCAGGGGATATTAATTGATTTGATAATGACTTGTAGTATTCTACAGCTTCATCAAATGATTTTGTTACCCATAGTGCAACCCTCATATACATATGTTGGGGTCTTTCCACAGTTACACCTTCAGGTGTTTTTAACAAATACATTTCAAATAAGGAACGCCAAGCAAAGTAATCAAAGTTATAATCGTTTTCGTGATTGATTACTTCATCAATATTTAAATCACCATAGGAATCAATCATATTGATTAACTCTTGATTTACAATACCAAGGTCGGCCAACGACTTCATTGTTTCACTAAAACTCTCATTTGTTTCTTTGTGATATGAAGATATTGCAACAGAAGATGCCAACCTCGAATAATCGTGGTGGCTACCTGTATATGATGCAGCAATTTCATAAATCAACTTATCAAGTTGTTTTGTTGATATGACACCTTCTGTTGGTACGGAAGTAATAACCTTAATAAAAATCTGGTCAGAGTTTACATTTAAGTTCTTACTCGCTTTTTTTATTCTGTTTTGTATTTTGGTGGGGTTAAAGGATACAACATCCCCATCCCTTTTTTGAATTCTTAATGACATAGTTTAATTTTAAAAATCGTCTGTGAATGAAATTGTTTCGTTAAGTTTTGCTTTTTGATACTCAACCGTTCTTGATTCAAAGAAGTTACCTTTTGTTTCAACGGCAATTTGTTCCATAAACTTGAATGGTTGTTCTACATTGAAATGTTTACTACATCCCAACTTAACCAGTAAACCATCAACAACAAACTCCAAATATTGTTTCATAAGATTGGAGTTCATACCGATTAAAGATACTGGTAGTGATTCTGTAATAAACTCTTTTTCAATTTCCAATGCTGAAAGTAATATTTCTTTTATTCTTTTTTCACTTGGTTTGTTTTCAATATGGTTGTTCAATAAGTGAATTGCGAAATCACAATGTAGGTTTTCATCTTTGAAAATCAAGGAGTTAGCATTACAAAGTCCTTGCATAATTCCTCTTGATTTCAACCAAAAGATAGAACAGAATGAACCTGAAAAGAATATACCTTCTACCGCAGCAAAAGCTACCAATCTTTCTTGGAAGGATGCTTTTTCAATCCAATTTAATGCCCACTTGGCTTTCTTCTGAACTGCGGGTAATCTATCGATTGCATTGAAACATTCATCTTTTTCTTCAGGATTGGATATATAAGTATCAATTAACAAAGAATACATTAGTGAATGGATATTTTCCATCATCAATTGAAATCCATAGAAAAATTTTGCTTCAGGATATTGCACTTCTCTATAAAAGTTTTCAGCCAAGTTCTCATTGACAATCCCATCAGATGCTGCAAAGAATGATAATACATTTTTAACAAAGTATTGTTCATTCTCTGATAAGTTCTGCCAATCCCTAATGTCTCCACTTAAATCAACTTCTTCAGCTGTCCAAAACGCAGCCTGATGTTGTTTGTAGTATTCCCAAATGTCGTGGTATTGGATTGGGAAAATCACAAAACGATTGGGATTTTCTGTTAATATTTTTTCTGTCATAATTAATTTGTGTTTTCTCTTTGTTTTCTTTTTTCTAATAAATCTTTAATTCTTTGTCTATTGTTTTCTTCTTTTTGTTCTTCGTGTCCCAAGAATGTTACCGAAGATTCTGTATCGATGTCCAACATCCCATTATCAAACTTACAATTTTCAAAGATAATACCATCATCACCAATTCTTGATTTTGTAATCGCAATTGTTGCTAACTTCATTTCTTTTTGTTGTAATGTTTTTGCCACTGATATAATCACATGACCCACCTGAGCTTTCTTAATAGAACCACCCATTTGGTCTGTTGTTACAACTTCAGCAGAAATAGAACTTCTATTACCTTGTGTTGCTGTCCATCCTACCAAGTTCAATTCGTGACACATTGCTTCAAATGCTCTCATAACTGAACCCTCCGATTTCCATTCATCACCCAAGTTTTTCTCAGGTACAACACAATCGATGTAATCTAATAAAATCATATCAATTTTACATCCATCAGCAATCTTTTTTCTTACAAGATTTTTGATTTGTGTCATTGTCATTGTATCAGAGGGAAGTTTTTCCAAGATAAGTTGATTTTCCATTTTTTGTTCAATCTCCTTAACTCTTGTCATTACTTCTTCCTTCTTATTAGACATATCATCTGGATGGATTTTAGTCCACAATGTAAAATGTTTTCTTTGAATAACCTTGGGATTATCTTCAAAAAATATTTGAAGAATATTATAACCCAAGTTAAATCCGTGGTTGGCAATCTTGGTCAAGAATGTTGATTTACCCACACCTGTTGGTGCTAACACAACACCAATCTCACCCTTAGCTAAACCACCTTTTAATAATCTATCGATACCACCAATACCCATAGGAATTGGGTGTCTAAAATCTTCGTTTAGTACATCATCCAAGTTTGAGAATACACTCAACATTCCGTTTTCATTGATACCCACTTGTAGGGCATCTCTAATCATTTCCTCAAGGGTATCGTAGTTTTCGAACTCACCCCCATCAATTACTTTTTGTGCTTTTGTGATAGCCTTTTGTAACTCTTGTTGTTTACAGAACTTTAACGCTTTCTCTTGAACGAAATCCCCACCAGAGATAGGTGCATCCTTAATTTTCTTAAGTGTGTCAATTACTACTTTAGCAATTTGTTCTTGTTGAAACTCAGATTTTGTGATTTGTTCCAATGTGTCAAAAGTGGGCACTGAGTCCCACTTTTGATTATACTCTTTAATCATCTGTATGATGAGTTTGAAGTATTTGTTTTCGAAATAATTAGGTTCTATTACATCAATTATTGACCTTGAAAAGGTACTATCTACCACAATTTGATTAAGTAGTTGTATCTGAAATGAGCTCCCTAAATAATCAAAATTTTTGTTAGATGACATAGTTTAAATTTGTTGTATGAATAAATATTACACTCTTGTATTAAGTCCAAGATAATCAAAAGAAAGGTCTCTTGCTGAAAATAAACTAGTTAATTCTGATAAAATTCCTTTGATTGTTTGTCTGATGTCAACTGTGTATCTAATCTTTGGAGGGTAGATTTTAGCGTCAAATCTTCTATGACAAAGTAACTTGTCCCCTTGTTTTAAATAAATGTTAAAGTACTCAGGGCCATCTACATAGGAGGTATTAAGGATGTCAGGTTTGTTTGTGATATCATATTGATTCTCCAACAAATAACTCACAGCTTTCATCTTAAGTTGATAATTCAAGTTATGGATTAAATCATCCATATACTCTTTGAAATCAACTGAATTTCTTGCATCAGGATTGTAATCTCTAACATTGAAGTATCTTTGAACTATGATGTTGTCGTTAACCATCATTAAGAACTCCAATTTGGTAATGTCTTGCTCTCTCATTGTGTTTTACTTTTTTGTTTTAAAATTGTGTTTTTCTTTTCTTGTAAGTTTTAAAAAGGGTTTTAAGAAATTAACCCAAGCGTCATCTCCTTTCGGTAAGAACTTAAAAAATCCATCTTCCATCATCATTTTAATTAGATTTCGATGTCCTCTTCCATCAGGGTCAAGTGTTTCTTTATAATAAAGTTCAACCACTTCTCTCCCTTCATCATCAATCAATGGGTTTGACAAATCTACAATCTTTTGGTTAATTTCAAAAAATTCTTCACCATAAATTCCAGTTCTTGTCTTACCTGTCAAAAGATTTTTAAGAGTGTTATTTTCTTTGTCTTCTTTAAGGAGATTTTCTGCCTTGGATAAAATATCGTTAATAGTTACGTCTTGTTCAAGTAGTTCAGGAAATAATTTGAATAAAGTTTTATCACCCAAATAATATATTCCATCAATATTGTCGGATTTATCTCCCGCTAATATTTTATAAACCAAAATATTGTTGTGAGGAATCTCGTGTTCCTTGAGTTTAATTTTATCACCAAAATTATACAATTGTTTGGCTGATGGTGAATAAATGGAAACATTCTTGGATATAAGTTGGGTTAAATCTTTATCTGATGAAAAAATGGTAATCTTCTCGTCAGTTGCTATCTGACAATAATATGCAATCAAGTCATCAGCTTCGTTATTTTCTATGTTCACTTGACGAATGAACATCTCCTCCAAGTATTGTTTTACCCTCTCTTTTTGAAAGGTAAATGATTGAACCTTAAACTCATTTTGTTCTTGGATTCTATTTTCTTTGTACTGGGGGTAAATTAACTTTCGTTTATTAGCATTACCTTCGTTATCCCAAAAAACCATTACTTTATCAAAATTATATTCTTCAATAAATCTTCTAGTTGTATTGAGAAAATGCCATATACCCCCAATGTGATTTCCATTATGATAATAATCTTTCACGCCATGGAAGCCTATCTTCATCAAGTTGTTCGCATCAATAACAAGTGTTTTTGTCATTTAAAATAAACTTAATTGTGTGAACGATTTTGTTTCTTTCGTTTGAGTGATATACTCACCCAAGAACTCGGTAAAGATAGCTTCCATTACTGGTACACAAATGGAGTTACCCGCCAACGCAATATGATTATTAGTTGTTAAACTTGTTGATAATAGTTTATCAATATCTTCTTCTCTAACACCCATAAATCTGTAAGCCTCTCTTCCTGTGATAGTTCTTATTCTTCCATCAACCATAATCTGTGGTGAACCAGTTGTTGTTAAACAAGGGGAACAACCATCAATCGAATAAACTCGTCTTGCTTGGTCGTAGTTAACATCGTTTCTCCTTGCCACAAGTTTGCACACACTATCTTTTTTGGGATGGTTAGGTGTAATGTCACAAGTGATAAATAAGTCCTCTGTAATCTCATTTTCGATGAATGGTCTCATAGGAACTCTATCTTTCTTATGTTTCTCAACACCACTCATAATTGTTTCAACTTCATTATTTGTCAAACCAAATACGGACATCATAAACACCCTCTCTCTATTCTGTGGACAACCAAAGTCGGCGCCATTCAATACCTTCCAAGAACAACCATAACCCAATTCATTTAAGAATGAAATATGAGCTTTGAAGTTCTCAATGTGATTATGTGATACCAAGTTTTTAACATTCTCCATCAAAAGATACTTCGGTTGGTTCTTTGTCAAAATCCTTTCAACTTCATATAACAAACCACTTCTTGTACCTTTTTGAATACCCTTTTGTACCCCTGATATTGATATATCTTGACAAGGGAAAGAATAGGTCATCAGGTCACATTGGGGGAAACTATCTTCGTTTACCTTTGATATGTCCCCCAAGTTACCCAATGTTGTCTCGTGTAATGAATCATAAGCTATGTTCGCAACTTTAAGGATGTCACAATTTGCAACATCTTCATAGTTAGCACCAATGTATTTCAGTGCCAACTCTTGTGTACCATAACCAGAAAATAGTGATATTACTTTTAGTTTATTCATATTCTTTTTCTTCTTTCAAATCAAAATCTCCCTCCAAACCTAATAAATCTTTCCAATAATCTGCGTATTCTTTCTTATATTTTTCAATAGAAACTTTTTCTTCTGTTGTATCTTTACCTGATAAGAATCCGTGGGGAGTTACAATTATCTTACCATCATCATATCCCAAACCATTAATGTGGTTCTTTAATACAGATACTTTTGTTCTTGAAGCGAACTTAACACTTCTCTTATCTTTAGTTGCCGTAATCTTGGTTGTTCCAGCACCTTTTTGATTACCAAACAAAAATACCAAAGAAGAGTTCAACCATATTGCTTCACCACCTTTAGCTTTAATCTTTGGTTGTCCAAATGGGTTATCAGGTAATTCAACCCAAGGTTGGTTAACGATAATCAAAGTATTTTCAAACTTTGAATCCGCTTTTCTAGAACCTGAGATTCTTTGGTTGATACCCATACCAATTTTATCGGCAAGAACTGAGGCGTTATGTTGTTTACCACCTTTACCTTCAAATGTCATTTTACAAGGAATTGACCCAACTGAGTCCCACATAAAACATAAACTATATTCAAGGTCACCTTTTTCTTGTGCATCAAGTAAGTCGTTGATATAATCTGTGATTTGTTCAATGTATTCGAAGTTATTGTTGAAGATATAAAAACCATCCCAATCAACTTCACCCGTTTCTTCGTCCACAACTTCTTCACATTGTAGTCCCATCAATTTTGCGTGCTCAAAACTCCATTTTTGTTCTGTGATTATGAACACAGGTAGAATACCCTTTCTTTGAGCATCTACTGCAGTTTTTACTAAAGCAGTTGTTTTACCAGTATCAGAGTGACCTAAAAACATATTTAGGTGACCTACAGCAGGACCTGGTAATCCAACAGCATCCAAGAACTCAGTACCCAAGTCAAAGTATCTTTGTTGTTTGTACTTTGCTGAGGTGGAGAACTTCTTTTTAATACTACTGAAATCCGTTTTCTTAATTGCCATCGTTTAAATTATATTTTACAAATTCTTTTAGTGTTTCCAACTTGTCTTTAGCATTAGCCATTTTCTCAACATACTTGTCCATTTCTTCTAAATGTTGTGGATGTTCACCAATACCAACTGAGTTAGAGAAATAAACCAATAAAGTGGCCTCAGCCTCTGCTATCTCACTCTCGTATTTAAGAGCAAGAGCATCAATCATTTTAATTTGAATTTTCATTTAGGATTTAAAAATGAACCCCACTTTGTTAATGGGGTTCGGGTTAAAAAATATTTTTAGAACGGAAGGTCACCACTTGGTTCGAAATCATCAGAATCGTCCAAATAAGTTGGTGTGGATTTACCACCTAATACAACTTCACCTGAATCTGAGTTACTATAAACATAACCACCCTTTTCACTATCCCATCTTGGTGTTTCACCTTTGGCAATAGCTTCCAAGTATTCTACTGGTTTTTTAGAGTAAACATCAGCCCAAGATAGTTCATCATTCAACCAACCTTCAGCTGTTTCTTTGTTTTCGTGGAGTGGAGCTGGGTCATCATACATAATAGTTTGAATAACTGTATATGTTGCACCCTTTGGGGTTTTTGCTTTGGTCATCTCTAAGATAATATCTCTACCTTTTTGAGAATCGGTTACATCACCTTTTGCTCTAAAGATAGGAATAAGTTTATCTAAGATACCTTCGTTTTTGTAGTTGTGTTTGAATCTCCAAAACTTAACTCCATCGTTTTCATTATCTCTGTCGATAAGTTTAACAATGTAAAATTTACGAGGTTTGTATTGTTTTGCAAGTTCTTTGTCGGCATCTCTACCAGTTGACATAAGTTCTTCATATACTTCTGTAAGTGGAGAACGCTCATTATCATTTTTACCTGGGTCATAGAACTTTTGCCATTTACCATCTACTTGGATTTCGTGAAACCACACCTCTTTGAAAGGTGAACTTCCATCTGTAGTTGGAAGGATTCTTAATCTTTTTTGTCCTTGTTTTTCATTGTCCTTAAGAAGAGCTGCGAAGTATTTCTTCATTCTCTCATCTTGAGACATTTTGTTGGTATTACTACCTGATTTTTGTGATTGTTCGTACTGAGCTAAAATAGCATCTAATGGATTTGTCGCCATAATGTTTAAAAAGTTTTTTGTTAAGAAATATTATACACAATAGTAAGTGTCAGCCGTGGGTTTGTCAAATTAAGTTCTAATATATTTTTTTGAATTTACTTACGTCATTTTCAGGAGTCATCTCAGTATCACCAAAATCTCTGAAACTTCTTTTAATTTCATTAGGTGAATAACTTTCAACTTCGTCTGTGGTTAAAACATATTCATTTTTTCCACTCGCTTCCATTTCCTCCTCCTTGTCTTCAAAAAACTTACTTAATTTTTGGTTAAAAGGACCTGAATCTAAAGTTCTAAGTTCTAATTTTTCTTCAGGTGTTTTAACTCTGTATTTTTCAATTTTAGTTTCAATAGAATTTAATCTATCTAATATACCATCCATAGCATTTAATTTGGATTCCAAATCATTGAGATGGTTGAATAAACTTTCGAAATATTCATCTTGTTTTTCTTCAACAGATTTTTGTCCTTTAACTAAATCAGTGACTTCAATTTCTTCCTTATCACCTTTTTTCTTTTCGTCTCCTAATTTTTCAACATCAGGGTCGGACTCTGTGTCAATTGGTTCAGGTAGTGGTGCTGTTGGTGGTGCAGGTGCTCCTGCTGCAGTATCAGGAGCTGGAGCTGGAACATCACCTGCTGGTGGAACTTCTCCCCCTGGTGCTGGTGGTATTTCCCCTCCAGGTACTGGTGGAACTTCTCCCCCTGGTGCTGGTGGTAGTTCTTGTTCGTTTATGTATTTATTAATTTGATTATATCTCTTTAGTTCTTCTAAAATTCTTAAGTCAGTTTTCATTATTAACCATTTAATAGTTGTTTTATTCCTGTTGTTGTTTCAACTTGAATTTTTTTATGAGTTCTCATTGTATTATCAACTCTTTCAATAAGACCATCTTTCATTCTCACTGTGTAACATTCACCAGTGTCTAAATCACAAACTTGTTTAGTACCATCCCCCATATCTTTTTCAGAGGTTCTAGTATTTTTACCTAAGTAATTATCTAAAATTAATTTTACACTCATATTTTTAGTTTTTATATAAATATCTGTTGTAACTGAAAAAAAAAACTACAATACAATCTGTATCGGATATTTTCCTATTTCTTGTTGTCTGTTTTGGTCTGTTCTACCATCAGCTAAAACAGGATTAACGTAAACCCAAATCACAAAATTGTATGTTCCAATAAAATCATTTCTAGAGACACCACTACAACCAATTCGTGATATTAAATCAGTATTATTTATCAATACTGATTGTTGGTCTGTACTAATATATTCTGGTATAGATTTATTTTTACCACTTCGTGAACACAATGCTGATGAAGTCCAATCCAAATTAACTGCAAATATTTTCCACAAACCACTATTTGGTTTTATTTGTATAGTTAATCTTTGGAAACTACCATCTAATCCACCAGTGACAATTGTTTCTTGTAAAATCGAAGGTTGTGGCGGTGCTGGTGGTGGTGTAATTTGAGTTACAACATTAGTTGCTGGTTTTAATATTTGTAGTGCTTTATTAAAGTCATCCTTATATTTTTGAAAGTCATTAGTTCCAACCATTTTATTGTAACTCTCAGTTCCTTTACCAACACTATCAGCAAATGAATTTATATAAGCAAATTTAACGTAATCATCCACATTGATTTGTTCTCCATTACTTTGTAAAGTAATAACCCTTGATTGCCATCTTTTAATAAGAAACTCAACATAATTTGACAACGAACTAAACTCAACATACGGAATATTTTTCGTTGTACAGAAATATTTTTCATTTCCAATTGTACCAAAATATTGGTCAATAGATAAATAACCTGGATTATTTCCAATAACTCTTAGTCCATCTTTACCATTGAATGAATTTGTATAAGACCAAAAGAAAATAGTATAAAGTAGTTTATCATCATTAGATTGACCTTTTATTTCTTTAATCAAATCTTGATAATTAATTGTAACCTCAGTAGGTGTAGTATTGTTAACAAATTTACTATATTGTTCAACTGGTTTACAAGCTTCATTTGTTGTTTGAGAAACTTGTTGTGAAGCACCATTACCAGCATTACTTGTAACATTATTTGTAACACTATTAACGTTTGTATTTTGTTGTACTGTAGTTGTTGTACTTTGTTGTTTAATCAATTCAGTAATTTTACTCACCAAGTTAGCTCTAAGATTTTGTATGTAATTATCAATCTTTGGTAAATTTGGTACTGGTTGTCTAACTCCCTCAAAACTAGTTTCAAAACTTGAATCTGTGATGTTGTGTGATACTGAAGTAATATAATACGAACCACTAAACATAGGTACGTTTCTTAAATTAAAGTACATTGTTGGTTGTATTAAAGCATTTCCCAACATATCAATATTACAAGTATAACTTCTGTTCTTATATAAATTATATAAGGATACACTTTGTGTTGCACCACCTCTGTTTCCACCTTGATTTGCCATTTGGTTTAAAATCTGAAGTGATTCTGATGTTGCTAAAGATGAATTTTGACCAACACTAAAGTTTTTAAATACACCCTGATTTTGAGGACCGATATCAACATTAAATCCAACTACTCTATTTGATTTATCCCAATCTTTTTTACCAACTTGATTTTCAACCAAGGGATTATCACTTGCTCTAGTCAAATCAAATGAATCACTTCTAAATCTGAAGTCAACACTTTTAACATCAGGTTGTTCACTAGCTTTACCTGCGTAAGTACAAACCATTTTAGCTGTTGATTCTCTATAATCAACATTTAAAAATGTCCCAAAAAGTGTATTTGCAAATTCTGCAGTACCTTCCAATCTTGGTTTTGGGTCTTTAATCGCATCTTGTACATTGTAAAAATTGATGTAGTTAGGTATTGTAAGTACAACAAAATGATTTAATTGTAATATACCCGTAACGTAAGAATACAAACTAGCCGAAGCATTTATGTTTGTAATTTGGTCACTTATTGAAAATATATCAATTAATACTTCTTCCCCAATGTTTTTATTTGCCCTATCCAATAATAAAACATCCTCAAATAATGTTTTAGTTTTGTAGTCATTACCAGAAATCCATTTATCATTTAGTGCTTTAAATGATTCCCATAATTCAACTTTAGGTTGTGGTTCACCAGTCAACTTCGATGGTTTCTGTTCTTCAACTGTCATATTAACATTGGCCAAAGATTTTTGTAATTTTGGTATCAAATTGTTAACAATCTTATCTCTAAAGTTATCCACTTGAGACAAGTAGGATGACATAGCAGTTTGAAAGGCATTTTTACCTTTCTGTTGTGTGGTGTTTGGTGTTGGTGTATAAGTTTGGGGTTCAACAAATTCTTGTCTTACAATATATTGCGGGTCATTAGGATTATTAGATAATGAATTATATGCAGTTTCAATAACTTGATTAGTTATTGCCGAATAATAAACATTTGTTGTTGCAGTTACATTAAAATTGTTTGCTGCTCTCAATGAAAGTGGAATACTTTCATACTTACTTTCAAATAGAGGTGTCCCACCAGAGTTCTTATAAACTGTTCTATATTTACCATCATAGTATTCTATGTTAATTGTAAATAAGTTTTTGAGATAAGTTATACCTACAATCTGAGTTGGTTGTGTTGGTGGTGACTGAGGTGGTTCAATTTGATTTACTTGAAACTGATTTAGTTTCTGAGTTGCGTAAATTTTGATAATTTGAGCAAAAGATTTAACATTATCTTCCGTAAACGCAACATTAAAATCAACAAAGAAATCAGTGATATATGAACCACTATTTTTATAACTTATATCTTGTATTGTTGAAAATCCCACATAGGTTCTCAAAGCCTTCCAAACATTAGGATAATTAACCTCTGAAAATAACAAAGTTGGGTTTCCATTTACAGGTACACTATTAGGTGTTATGATTTGATACTTTTCCCAAACGATGGGGTCAACAACTTCTTCATTTGAAAAAGTTAAAAATAACTTCCTATCATAATTTGATGGATTACCAAATTTAAAGTAGATATCATAGAGAAGAAAATCTGAAAGATAAGAATTTATTTTTTCAAATTGACTTGTTTGAATAGTTGATACAATTTCCTCACCTGTATTACCAGTTATGACAGGTATTTTCATCATATCCCTCATCAAAGCTTGGAAATTTTTGAATGCAGCTTTAGATGGTATTTCATTTATACCTCCTGGTATATTTGTTGACCCATCACTTTCAATGTCATAAACTGAACGTGAAAATTTTAAAAACTCAGTTTCGAAACCATCCAAAACATCTTTAGGGAATATTGATAAAAGTTCCTCAATCTTTGATGGGGTTACTGGACTGAAACTAAAATTTTCTTGGTCATCACTTGATGGGTTTATATATTTTAAATACGAATCGTATGAAGGTTTAGTTAATTTATTGTTATCAAAATATCCATAATTTGGGGCAGTCCAAAAGGTTCTAACAGCACCATTATGAATTGCAGTATTACCAGTAACTGGAATTACAACTGATGAAATTCCATTTGTTGATGTCTTTTTAAAACATTCCAATTTTGTTTGATTAAACAAACTACCACTTGATGGTATTTGATACCAAAATTTACCCGCTGGTGTTTTAACACTCACCGACCAAGGTATGATTTTAGTATTGAGATTTCTTGCTGAGTTTGTTTCATTTATAATTGCTTCAGCAACATATTCCATTGTTAAACCAGAACTTAACGCTTGTTGTATTAAAGTATCTGAATATCCAACGGATTGTGAATTGGTTATAAAAAAGTTTGAGTCAGTTACTGATTGTGGTAAATTAATAGTATATTGACCAATACCACCAGGTGTTCCATTTATTTGTGATAAGATTGTAGTACCAGCTAAAAAACTTGTCCCACCTAAAATGTTACCGATTGTGAGTTGGTCTAAATTTACTGATGAAATTGTTAATATTGTACCACCAGTTACTCTTGCAATACCATTTATTTGTTGGTTACTTTTAATTATTTCATAACCTTGATAAAAAACGTTAAAGTCATTTATTAATTTTGGATAAAATCCAACATTCATAATTACGGAAGTAGTTGTACCAGTCCCCACACCGATTGTATTGATGTCTTCTAATACTATGTCAACGTTTGCATTATTAATTGTCAAACTATATGTTTTAGTTGCTGCTGATGTAACTGGGTCATAATTTACTAAGCTATTAAAGTTTTTCCAAGAGTTATCCAATATATCAAAGTTATTTGTACTTTCAACATATTTTTTATAACGATGCCAAACAGAACCTAATTTTAATAACCATGCGTATGGTACTTTGTGAACACCCGAATATTTTTTTAAACTTGCAAAAATATAACTCAATGTTTTTTCTTCACCAAAGTCCCAACTTTTATATTTTTCTTTGGGTGTTGCTAATGGTAAACTATTCAAAAACAAGTAAGCGGGAACAGTAAAAGGGTAGGGGTCACCATTCCTAAACTTCTGTATTGCTTCTTGTATTGAGTTGGTAAAGTATGGTGTATTAAACATAGAAGATGTTTGATTAGCCAAACCTAAATTTCCATTATAATTTGAATAATCAACATTACCTTCAGTTATAAGTTGTAACTTATAATCAGTTGTTCTACTTTGTAAAAATGTCTTTAAATTATCTTCCGTTACTGATGGTTCACTAACATTTTGAAAAACAAAGTGTGTAATTGGTCTGATTTGGTTAAAGGTCGTATCTTGGTTAAAATTAGTTATAACTTTTTTATTTTTATTATAAAATATAACATCTTTCGTATCCATAGCTTGATTAACTGTGGATACACCAACACCATTAGCTAAATTATTTTTACACCAATTTAAATTTGTAAATGGAAAAGTGTCAGTAAAATCAACTTTATTACCTGCGGTAGAATCATCAATAAAATTTTGTAGTTTGTCTTCGTCAACAATTGATAATTGAGGTTCAGTAGCTCTACTAATAAAATCAGAACTTTTAATAAATTCGAAACTAGAATTAGAAATTTGATTACGTATATATTTTGTATTGAAAATTCCTCTGATATAATTTTGCCAACTTTCTCCTATACCACCATTAGATATTTGTCTAAGGATTAAAGGAAAAGTTTGAGCATTGAAACCCAAATTTTTAAGTTTCATAATTATGAATGGACTATTTACACCCAAACTATCCAAAAGATTACCACTTTCAAACTCGGCTAAAACATTTGATATTTCGTCAGCAGTAGAGTTAGTATTGTTTGCTCGAGTAATTTTTGAAAAATTAACTAAATAAATTAATCTCTCGTAAATCTCATAAAAGAACTTAACTTCCTCTTTATTACTATAAACTTGATTGGTTATTGGAAACTCAATAGCATTAATAGATGCACGTTTAATATCTAATACCTCATTTGTTGTCGGTCCGATTTCTTTTCTTTCGGGGTCTCTCTCAGTCAAACCTTTAATGAATTCTTCAACAAATTCAATTTCAGGCCATTTATCATATAAATAACCTTGAGTACGACTTATTAAAGATTGGTCACCAGGATATCTAATTTCATATTTTTCTTGTCCATTTTCACCATTAGTTGCGACAATAAATTGTGGCCAAGGATAAATTGGTGTATTAGTGTCATCACCTGGATTTATATTATCTTGTGAAGCACCAGCAACTTGTGGGTCAAAAATTGCTTTCTTCCTAACATCACTATTTCTTTCATTCCAAGCTTTAGTATGTACATCATCCATCAATCTCAAAAATGCCTCACCATTAGCAAAGAACACAGCTAACACATTTCTAATGTTTGGTACAAAACCAATACCATTGTTTTTATTTTGTAATAAGTCGGCCAATGTCTCAGTCAAAGCATTTTCAATATCCTCTTTTATTCTTTTGAGGTCTGTGTTCATTTGTTGTACTATTGAAGTAAATGAACCATCACCTTCGAAAAAAAAGTATTTTTTTTCTTGTTTTATGTCCCCATTTTTTGTTTTAAATGAACCCGCTTGAAACTCTAATTGTAATTCCAACTCAGCTTGAAATGTCTCCAATTCAGCTGGTGTGGGTTCTTTTTTCTTACGTTGTAGGAAGGTTTCAGCGATATCAATATCTTTGATTTGTACAACTTTTCTGAAGGTATCTATACTTATACTAAAATTTATCGCACTCTTAACCTCAGGTTTTTTTCCTATTTTATATTTTCCATCCTCACCAACAGTTTGATTGGTTTTTAATTTTTTATTATTATCATTAATTTTCCCAATTAATTCACTTTCAGCAGTGTTTCTTTTATCAGGTGTATCTATAACTTTAGTGAACGTATAAACCCTAGTTTTTTTATCAGTCAAAACTATAAAATTTTGTGTGTCCATATTTCTATTGAACCAAGATTGATTTCCTGCATAAAAATAAACATCACCATAGTATTCCGCTAAGTTAACTCTATAACTTTCACAATCACTCAATGGTTGTAAGTTTTCTTTTGCAAAAGTGTCCATTTTATTTTTAATAAAAATGTCCAATCTATCTTTCATTTCCATCAACGTTAGTTCAGGAAAATCATCAGGTATGATACCTTTTGATTTATATTCACTATAAACTTCTTGAATCTTTTGATACCCTCTAGTAACTGTTCTATCTTGTACGTTTGCTGACTGATTGGGGACACCACTTCTTTCTTGTATTCTAAGATTTGTTTTATACATATAAGGTGTAGCTAATAGACCAGCCATTGTAATTTCAGTCATTACATTATATTTGTATGTATAAAATTGTAAGTCCACATCGAAGTTACCCGAACCAGTATTAAATGAAGCACCAAATTTATACAACATCAATGGTAACCTGATTGCTTTACCTAGATACCCCTTTAGTGTTAGATAGAATAAAGGATATGGTAGGTTGAAGAAAACAGCATATGGTGAACTATCACCTGATTCAAATAGAGCTTTACCTCTTATATCAATCATTTTTATTGATATAACTGGTTCAAATGCTGTGTTAATTGTGACACTAATTGACTTTATACCTAATAATCCAGTGTCAGTAGCACCAGGTTTACCACCAGTATTAATTGTTTGTCTTACATAGTAGTCATCACTTTTATTCGGATTTTGAAATTGGTTTTTTATTGGTTGATTAATACCTTGACCTTTCAAAGAATCTTTCCCTGTTATTTCATCAGTCCATTTAGTATTAAGATAATCTTCTCCACCAGGTTGTAGAAAATTAAGAGATGCTACAGATACTGTTTGAATTGCATCATTAGCTGCAACACCCACGGCTAATTTAGTTCTTGGAACTACTTTACATTCCAAATTAGCATAATAAACCATATTCTCCATTCTGATGTGTCTGTCTTTTGCACGACCATCCTCATCAATAATTTTGTTTGGGTCAACTACTATAATGTTGTTATAGTCAAAATCGACTAATATATTTTCGGGTCTATCTACCATAATAGAAGAAATGATTGTTTAATTGGGATTTGTAATCTTGTAAAGAAGTTACTAACGGATATGGTATTGTCAATATAGAACCATCAGGTATGTTCCATTCTTGTCCACCATATTGTGGATTAGCCATCAAGATTAACCAACCGAAAGTTGGAGAACCATAATATTGTTGTGACACTTTATCCATTCTGGACATCCCAATTTTATAAATGTATCTTTTATCACTACTTTTGTTTGGTAGTTGAATATATGGAACAATCGTTTGTTGTCCGTTTAAAAGAAAATCTGCGTATCTGTTATATGTTTGTCTTGCCATAATTTAACTATTGAATGAAACTTTTCCATCAAATGTTTGAGTATCTTGATTAGTATTAGTGGTACTAAAAACATTTTTTATATTTGTTTCTTGTGTTGCATTAGTATTTTGGTTAGGTATCGTTGTATAATTAAATTTTCTTGTTTTACCTTTAGGATAAAGTTTTTCGTCAGGACTACTTAAGAAATTTTTTAAATATTTATCTTTTCTTAGTTCTTTGAACATTTTTTCCTCTTCCGCTAATTCCTTATCATATTTATTAGCTAACTTATTTACTATCTGTGTAAATTGATTTTTTAAATTTAGTGGGTCTGAAATTTTAAGAAGTTCCCCTTTAATTATACTATTAATAAAACCATCCCTTTTATTTTTATCAGAGAATATTCTTGATATAACCATAAAGAAAAGAAGTTCAGAATTATCTTTAAATAAAGAATCATTCAATGGAAAAATTTCATCTAAACCTTCTTCTGTTGTTATAATTGTATATTTTGCCTCAGTTTCCAATCCTGACAAATAATCATTATAGTCAATCAATGCTTCGTAAACTTTCTCATAATCATAAGATAATTCCTCAGTAGTGTTAGTTGGTTTTGGACTACTTTCCAAACTTGATGCTGTTACTTCTGAAGTACCTGTTAAGTTATAAACTCTCGGTTTATTACCATTCAAAAGTTTTCCATCAGTATTTTCACTTATTAAATTTATTTGTCGTATTAAGTAAACAAAATCTTGTTCAAACTTTATAAACTCTTGTGTTATAGTTGTAATACCATTCTCAAATTCAGATTGAAGTGTTTTAAAATACTCTTTCATATTTTGTTTAACTCCTTTAATTGCTGGTGAATCTAATCCAAATTTTTTAGCATTTAATTCTTCAATAATTATGTTAGCATCATCATCAATATCATCAGTTACATTTTTAAATAAAGTGGCCAATGTTTCACCAACACTAGATGGTGCACCCCAGATTGGTGTATCTTGGTTTGCCCAAGTTGCTCCTTTCATTAAACCAGTCGTATATAATCTTTTTTGATTCACCAATTGTAGAATTCCATAATTATAATTTAGTGTAATCTTTTCTAATGTATTAAGTGTGTTATTGAAATAACCTACACTTTGGTCTATTAATGTGTCCATTACTTTTCCGTATGAGATTTCACCATTTTGACCATTAGGTACTGGTATATTTGTAATAATTTCACCTATAGTTGAACCACCAGGATTTGTCTGTGGTGGTGTTGAATTTTGAGTTGTCGCAGCTTCTTCTCCTGCGGTTAAAGAAGTAATAATTTCTTGGTCTACAACTTTATAACTTTCATCAGTAGGTGTTGCTCTTTCATCATATATTTCTGTGTTAGCATAATAGTTGAATGATAAAGCATTCTGTAATTGTTCTACAGGACCTTTAAGACCCATACCACCAATAATGTCAAATCCCATTTTTACTGAAACTATCATTGGTTGTAATCCAATACCTTCAGGATTCATATCAAATTGACCATCTTTTTCGTATGTAAAACTAACACTTTTAGGTATTATCTTTGTATTGTAAAAATCTCCTATTCTAAGTATTAGAACTGGTGGTGCACCAAATGCAGTATTTTGAGCATCATTGTATCTTGGTTTACCATCAGGACCTATTGTTGGTATCGTTTCACCAGGTTTTGTACATTGATTCAAGAAAGTTAGACGAGCATTTAAGCCTTCAGGTGTCATAGAATGGAAAGCCGGATTGAAATACTTTATTTTTTCAACAATTGAAGTATATACCATAGGATTTTCTTCCTTCAATACTTCAAAATAATCACATTCACTAAATAAGTTTCTCAATATTTTTTTACCAATACCATCTTTAAGTTTTTTAACAATATCTACAGTTGGTTGAACTCTATCTACAGGTCTACTTGATACAACATCAACTTGTTGTGTTTTGACTTCTTTTTGTTCTTCAACATTCGGTTGTTCAATAGTTTCAATATCGGGTACATCAACAACAATTGATTTTATTATAACTCTTCTACAAGCCATTGCATTTACAGAATATACTTGTGATTGAAAAGTGATAGCACCAGTTGTACTTTTAATATCCTCAGTACAATTTACTTCAAAACCTGGTGTACCATCTGCCGATTTGGGAACAACACTTTTAGCTTGTTCACCACTTGCAATTTCTTTAATTATTAGTTTTTTATCATCAATAAATTTTTGTAAATTAGCATCTCCGATTTTAAAAGATTTTAAGAAACTTTCAACTGAATCTATTCTTCTTTGTGACAATTTTTTATTGTAATCAACTGACGCAGTCGCTGAGGCAGCACCCTCCATTTCTATAGTAATAGTTCCTTTTTTATTATTCAATAAATCAAAGGCATCAGTAATAAAATTCTTTTGTCCACTTGAAACTTTTTCATAATTTGTTTTTACAACAGAATCGAAAAACTCGTTGACATTTTTGGCTCTATTACAAAATTCAACATTTTGTTTACAATAAGTTCCACCTGAAGCAAAAGCTGATTCAGCATTCGTTTTATAAGTTTCTTTTTTTGAAATATAACCATCATAAGTACTATTATATGGAATATCACCAGATGATGGAATATCATTGTCAAAATAAAAACCTATACCTAAATAGGCATCAACAAAAGCTTGTTTAGCTGGGTCTGGTGTAGTTTTTTTGACACCCTGAGGTGGAGTAACATTTCCTCCATCTTGTCCTCCAAGTGGTACATTTTCTTTTGATATTTCTGTTATAACTTGACCAAGTTCTTCTTTGGTTAATCTTGGATTATTAATAACCTCTTGGTATGTATATAATTCAGACAATGGTATTGTATTAAATTTTTTAGCTAATTCGTAAATGTCAAATTTTACACAACCTGCAAAAAATGAATCAACTATTGAATCAATTTTTTCTTTAGTTTGACCCTTAAGTTGTTTTTGAACAATTGTGTTCATAACAGAAGGATGGTCGACTATGATTTTCCAATTTACTGAACCACTTCTACTTGATTTTGAGTAAGTATATATAGGTTCAGGTCTACCAATAAAAGTTGTTGCATCGAAGGATACATCAGCACTATCTTCAAATGTTAAATCATAGGGTGGGAACCACATAATTCTACCACCATTAGGTCCTCTTTCACATGCAGGTAAATCATCATATGTAAACCCAGGTTTACTTGATGTTCTCCAAGCAAGATTTTCAATTGAGAACATATATTTTTTAGCAACAACTTGACCTTTTGCATTTGGTTGTAGATTTGTTGAACCAGGATTTTTGAGTGGTGCTATGTTTAAATTATAAGTGTTGTCCAATACAGAATAGTCAAATCTTCTACCTGATTTAGTAATACCATCTGATTTCTGTAAATCACCATAAGTGTAATAAGGTGTATCTTTTGCAAATACCCTACAATATTCAATACCCGCTTCAGCACCAGTAGTGTTATCTCTATATGATAAAACTCTTGAACCTTTTGTTAATTCTTTATATCCATCGTTGAAAACTTTACTAACTTGATTAATTGCATTTCCAACGTGTTTTAATCTCGAAATACCATTAACTAAATCCGCCGAATTAACAAGACGTTGAGTTGCATCTAAAATAGAACTTTCTTTGAATTGTAAATTTGTTGATTCGTTACTTGTATATTGTGAACTTATTAAATTAAATTCCTCATCTTGTGAACCAGTACCACCACCAGGTGTTGCTTTAAAACCAGCATCACTTTTATATTTAGGTGAAACCCACACAAATTGACCATCAATACCTCCACCATCAGATGATGATTTACCAGCCAAACCAAAATTTAATCGACCAATATTTCCTTCATATAAACTACCCAACTCACTAGGTCCATAAACCGGTGTTTGTACTTGTCTTCCGAATGGGTCAATAGGTATTTGTAAAGGTGGTGATGTAATAGTCGATGGTTCAGATGTTCTACTACCCACATAGTAACCACCATTCAAAGTACCATTTTGATTTATTGTACTTTCAGTTTGTGCAAATTGTGAAGTTCTTGTATATTGTGCTCTATATCTATTATAATCAATATTAGCAAATAAAGCTGATTGTTGACCTGTACCAGTGTTATCAATGAAATTCTGTGATGGATTCGTTGTAATATTTAAGGTGAGTGGTAAACCTCCACCTCCAGTTGTTAAATTAGGTACGTTAAGAGCTAATGATATTTGTGTGGATGAACCAGCATTAAAAAGTACAGGGTCAAAATAATCACCAGCAATAGGTGATACAGGAAAATATGCACCCCCCAAACTTTGTATAAATGGTGATTCATTAGTTGGTGTTGTTGGTACTGTAATAGTCCAATTTTTAGACCTCAAGGGTTCTTTACCCGCAATAATTAAAGAAATATCAAAAGGGTCACTTGTTGTATCAAGAGTCAAAGTGCCTTGTGTATTTCTTCTTGTATCAGCATCAACTCTGTCCTGAAAAAGTTTTTTTAAAGTTTGAGCCCCAAGCTTAGCTAAATATGAATCTTGTGATAATAATCCACTATCACCAGCGGGGTCAGGAGAAATTAGAATCTGATATGGACTATAGGAAGAGGGTACAAAAGTTGGGGGATTCCAATATGGTGTATATAACTTATTATTGTTTTGTATGTTATCAATAATAACCATATCATTGAATCCTCCCACAGGACCATATCTGTTTTCGATATATGCTGCGTCAATAAAAAATTCATTAACTAAATCTAGTACTGTGTCGTTTGGACTATATTCACCTTGATTAGAACTATTAATTATTGGTGGGTTATTGTATGTGATTGTATAATTATATCCACCTTCAGGTCCATACTCATTCAACGGATAAAGTTGTCTTACAAATGGATTCTGTGAGATTAAATCATCAGGTGAATTAATAACATTGTAATCACTTAAACTTGTTTCATATGTTCTAGTACCAACAGGTGCTGTATAAACACCAGTCACTGCATAGGGGGGTAAATTCCTATTCAGTAAACTATTTCTAAAACTTGATGTTGATGCAAACGATAATGAACTTTCGGACATAATCTTATTTTAAAATAAATAGATGAATTTTTTTTTTATCATCTACCAAAATTCATATTTTGTTGTGATGGAGTTTGTTTACCTGTTGGGTCTTTGGCCATTTGAGCAATCATTTGAATAAACTCAGGTTTTTTCATAAGTTCATTCAACACTCTTTCGACCTCAGTGGTATTTACACCAGGTGGGGCTGAAAAAGTTACATTTAAATTACCACTATAATTTAAGTTTTGAGTTGTTGGTGCTTGTACTTGTTTTTGTAATTTATCCAAATAACTCATTTCAGTTGTTTTCGGTGTTGTGGTAGTTGCTACTTGAGTTTTAGTTTTTTCATCCTCACCAGTCAAAATACTTCCAACTTTAGATTCTTTATACACAACACTAGCTTTTTCCATTTTTTCCTTAAACATATTGTAAAACTCGTTGGCCATATTACTGCCAGCCTCACCAGCTCCTTTGAAATCACCTTTGAATAAACTTTTAATCAAATCATCTGACTGAGTTCCAATACCTTGTCTAATTCCCTTTTCTGAAAATGTTTCTGTTTTTTCTTTACCTTCTTTATCCTTAGTTGTTCTCTTTAATACTTCGATACCATTTTTATAAATTTCTATCTCAGCCCTACTTAATCTTTCACCACCTTTGGATGCTGCTAAACCATAACCCATAGTGTCAGCAATCATAGCCAACAATATTTCTTGGTTTTCTTGGACAGTAAGTTGTTCTTTTGCCAACTCTTCCATCGTTTTAGGTTCTTGGTCTTTCATAAATTTGTCTAAAGCATCTTTGTCTTTAGCAAAAGTTTCCATAGCTTTATCTATTCCCATTTGAGTACCATCAACGGTTAAAGTCATTTCACCACCAGGACCTATTTCTGATAAATTAGCTATGAAGTTTCTTTGTTCTTCAGTAAATGTTGCAGGAAATTTAATTTTACTCAATTTCATATCGAGTTCTTTTGAGCCAGTTGCCATTTTTGCTAATTCATCATAACTCATTCCCATTTCTTTGGCAATCTCTCTTAGTTGTCTTTTTGCACCAGGCATAATTTCGAAACGACCATCTTTATTAAGCTGAACAAATTTTTCTGACATTTTGGACATTTGATTCATCAATTCACCAGGGTCATTCTGTGCCATATCCATCAATCGAAGTGGGTCTAATAATTCAGATTGTGTAACACCTAATCTTTGTAATGCCGCCGACATTTCTATAGCTTTGTCAGGTTCGAATAAACTTTCGGATAATGTAAAAACTTCTTCCATATTTATTCTTAAAACTTTAGCCTGAGCTACCATTTTAGTTAACCCTTCTATACCACCTTTAAAATTAAATGTATTAAGTTTAGTTAAATTTTTTGCTACCTCATCTGAAACACCTTGAGCATTAACTCCCATTTTTCTTGAGATGTCAACTACTTTCTGCATTTGGTCTTGTACACCCATATATGAAACACCAACATCTTTGAATTTTTTTGCCATATCATCAACTTCCAAACCAGTAACCTTAGCTGTTGCTATTAATCCTTTATACGCTTGATTATTTAATATGACATTCCTACCCAAATCAGAGGATATTGATGTTTGAATAGCTGATATATCAGAAAATTTTCCACCCAATTCTTTAACATCACCAACAACATCTGTCATTGCTGCTTTTATGCTCAATATATTAGTTCTACCAACACCAAAAGATTTTGCGACACCAATTGCAGCACCCTCTACTTCATCAAAAACTTTTTTTAAACTAGCAGGTTTTACATTTGATAATACAGCGTCACCAAAGTTTTCTCCAATTTCCTGAAATTGTTTTTCTATACCACTTAAGAGTGATTTACCATCGTCTCCACCCATATTTAAATTGTTTTATAAATAAATACCACACACCTTTTTTTATTTTTCAGATGTGTGGTATTCTATAATTTTATTGACTAAATATTTTCTTGAGTATGTTGGTAAATTTAAAAAATCGGTATATGATGTATGAAGAAATTTACCCAATAAAAAATACTCATCTAATAATACTTCTCTATACTTAGAAGAAAGGGCGAAAAAATTCAACACCAAAGGTGACCTCCAAATTCACCTGTTCACCTGATGGTGCTCTAACAACTCTTTTTAAATCCAAAGATGGTTCATTTTCTTTTATGAATTTTTTAATAAATTTTGAATCCATAATTGGAAGATTATTTACCATTTGTGAAATTTTTTCTCTATCTGTCTCACCATTAATTTCAACAATATGTTTCATTAATTTCCAAGTAACTCTTGGAGGTGTCATATTAGTAGGATAACTTTCAACCATTTTATCTATTTCAATGATTTCACCATAAGTCAGTGGTTTAAGTTTTACATTCGCTTCACTACGTGGTAATTTTACATTGTAATGTCCGTTTTCATCAGGTGTTGAATTTGGTTTAACAATATTTAATTCATCCAAAACTATTGTAGCTTCGAATGGTTTGTTTGTTAATGGGTCAGTCAATGTGAGTGTGTATTCAGGACCGAAAGATGTATTTCTCAAATAAATTAGAATTGCTTCAACATCACCCTCTAAAAGTTCTTCGGGTCTGATATCTGTTTCGTAAAGTTTACTTCGTATTAAAGTAGTAACAACATTTACATTAGGATTAGAAATTCCCCCTAAAATTATGTTTTCATCATTAGCTGTAAGGTAACCAACTTTTACAGATTTCTTTTTGTTCTTATAAAAAATACCACCCGATGGTAAAGGAACTACATCGTGTGGTAAATTAAAATTTTCAGTACCGGCTTTTAATATATTAGCATCCATTGTTTTTTTTATTATTAAAATAAACTAATAATAAAAAAATTAAATACTTTTTTTTAGTATACTAATATACATCTATCCATTCTAAGGTTTGCTTGGATTGTTGCTATTTTGTCATCACTATATGATAGTCCTTGAAAATCAACGTTAGTTAAAAAACAACCCTCAAGTATCCATTTTTCAACAACTACACCAGTTGGGTCTAACATCTCCAAATCAACATTTTTCTTATATCCCGCAGCATACCCCATACGACCTGTTACAGATTCAGCATGAAGACGAACCCATTCCATAAGTGCTTGTGCTGCAGATGGACCGATAGGGTCTCTAAAAGTAACAGAAATTTCTTCCCAGTTAAATCTACCTGCAACATATGTTGAAGTGTTTAAAAATGGGATTTCAACCGAGTTTATCTTAACTTTTGGTCTAGATGTTGATTCCACGAACCATTCATTAATACCTAAAGAAGAAGGAAATCTCATAATAAACCTATTCTGTCTTTTAGGTTCATAAGGTATGGGCATTTTCATCAATAAATCAGCCATCGTATTTCAGTTTAAATTTTTATTCTTTTTTATTTTAAATATAAATATCTTATTATTTTTTTTCTATTGACTTTATAAAATAAAAAAAGTATTATTATACTAGAACTAGTTAAATATTATTAATATAATATTTTATATTAATTTATATAATATTCTTTTTATTCTAGTTTCTAGTTGTAATTCTTCTTCATCTGGTTTGTATTCCTTTTTAATACCTCCGTGTGTTGAAAATATTTTAACATCTTTTACCCCCTTACTCATAGCCTTAATATTTCTCGGGTCATCATCAGAAAATCCTATCATAGGAACAAATTTATTTCTTATTTCGTTTTCTATTTTTTTAGATAATCTTAAGTTTAATTTTTCAGCTTGACCTTGAACATATTGTTTGAATCTATTCATTGTTGTAATTTTAGCTACTTCAGGATTTGTTGCTGACCCTTCCCCATAAGAAACAGGATAATACCTATTCATTTTTAGGTACTTCATTATTTCAGTTTCTTTATCAGCTGGATTTTCACCAGAGTTAATTCTCATTTCTTTTAATGAATCATATAGAGAATCAGAATCAATTCCACCTCTATTTGAATCTATAAGTTTTTTAACCCCCATCATTAGTGTTGATGGTCTATGTCCTCTTGCAGTAATAATTGCAAACAACGAACCATTATTAATTGCTTCTACAAAATCAGGCCATGCAGCATCATTAGCTAATTCAGCACTCATTACATCCTTTAAGAATTTACCATCCCCAGTAACTCTAAAATCTCTGAATGGGTCTGGTGCAAAATTTACGATAGTAAAACCCTCATATTCAAAAGGTTCTTTTCCTATCTGAGTTCTATATTCAGCAAAATCCTCAGTTCCCATACCAACTTCTTCTCCATCATCATCTAATAAGTAGATTTTTGTTGGCATATACATTAAGTTATCATCCCAATCAAAAGCATAATACTTCATTGGGATTTCTCTTTCTTCAAATTCTCTAAGTAATTTAATAATTGTATTTCTCATACTAATAAATATGTCTTAATTAAAAAAAGGAAGATGGTTTATTATCTTCCTTTTGTTCAATTTATCGTAATGATAGCTCAAATTTTAACGAACCACAATCCCAAATTCTATCATAACCTTTTAGTTTCATAATTTCCCACTCTGTCATATTTTTATCATAACCCTCCTTAACAAGTACATCCTTTCTAAACACAAATCTATGATGTCTATTTAGATATTTATCAGTTTTAATATACCAATAATTTGGTGGTGTTTTTGATGTATATTGAAAACCATTTTTGTGATAAACTGTGTTGTTTGGATTAATACCCGACCATCTGATATCTGCAAAAGTTTCTATTTTATGTGGATTGATGTTATTGATAAAATATTTTAACAATTTAGAGAATCCTCCAACAATTGTAGTGAACTTTTTATTACTAAATCGGATTAATTCATATTCGTCAGAAATGATATCTTTATTACCTAACGATTTTCTTTTTTTTCCAAAAGTCATTACAGATACTAATTCATTTTCAAAAAAAAGACCATATCTAAATTTATCAATAGTATAACCTTGTAAATGATTTTCATTCAAAAATTCCATAGATTGTTTTTTTGTGATTTCTTGAGCATTACATTTTCTACCATAAATTTTACTATTTAAATTCAATTTACTCGATAACTTAGATAATACGATATCTGTTTTTAACATAATTTCATCTTCATAGAATTGAATCAAATTAATATTTTTATCATTCGAAAGAATCGTTTTGTCAATATGATATAATTTTGTCTTTTCTCCACTTATTTCAGAATGAAAATAATTACCATTTACCTCAATTCCAAGATTGAAATCGGGTAAAAAAATATCAATTTCTTTACCATTTAATATTTTTCTGTCGGCATCAATATGTTTTATATTATTCGTATTTAAAAAATCTTTAATTTTTTGTTCTAAGTTGGAATTTTTGGTAATTGGGTAACATTTTCTACAGATTGGTATTTTACCACTACCTAATAATGTACTACTAAAAATGTTTTCACATTTAGTACACTCGAAAGTATAAGATTGTGAGGTATTACCATTTTTATTTTGTTTATAATCATCTAATAACTTCAAATTTTGTTCATCTAATTTGGGGAGTAGTTTGTCTAAATGTTTTATTTTAATTGTGTTTTTTAATTTATCCACAAATTCTTGTAAATACATAGGACTCTTAACTCCATACTTCTCTATGAAAAGTTTATCTCTATTTTTTTTAAACTCATCTAATTTGAATAAAGAATCCTCACCATACTTTTCATATAACACTTGTTTCGACTTGTTAATTCTATTTTCTTTATTGACCTCTTTTTTATTCCAAATTGTTCTACATTCATTGGAACAAAGTTTTCTTTCGTGTTTTTTTCTTTCTGTAAAACTATTACCACATTGGATACAAGTTCTGTTTTCCCTCACGCTTTCATCTTTCTCCTTACCAAGTATCTTATTTTTTTTAGCATACTCAAAATAACAAGTTCTATCACAGAATTTTTTATCTCTATGTTTATAATCTGTAACAAACATATTCGTACAATTCATACATTTTAATTCAATTTTCATAGGTAAATTATTTTTTAATGTAACAAACACCAATCTACATATAAATATAGGATATTTAATTAAAAAACAAAAACCCTCCTTTAAATCAAGGAGGGTTAATTTTTTGTGGTATTAAAATATATTAAATATTCTCAAACGAAGCACCTGTTGGGGTGATATAGAAAGTAATATCTATAAATTCTAACGAACGAGTTGGTTTAATATATATTTTACCTGTCAATTGGTTTCTATCCAAATCTGCAGGGTCTGAAGAAACCGTTACACGGAAATCATACAAACCTCTATCTCTTCTGATAGCATCTAATATTGGATTGACAGCATCTAAGAAATCTTGTCTTACTTTTTCGTCATTTTGTTCGAACAACAATCTAACTGAAACTGCAGATATAAGTTTTCTTGCTTGTAATAACAATCTTCTTACGTTGATTCTATCAAGAGCAGATTCTCTAATTTGCATAGTTTTGTTACCCCAAATAACTGTTCCTACATCAGAGAAAGTTGCGATTGGATTAATTCTACCTTTGTATAGAGTATCTCTTTCTTCTTGTGTAAGTTTTCTTCTCGCTTTGATTGCGTTAACAATACCTCTTGTATAACCTGCCGCAGCAAACCAAGGGAAAGCAATATTATCAGTTAAAGCTAAGTTTCTACAAACCTCAGCAGTTGGTGGTATATAGATTTGTGTATTGTTAACAGTATCTCTTGTTAATACCCAAGGATAGTAAGTTGCCGTGTAGTTAGAATCTATACCCGCAGTTTCTAAGTTATCAACAGCTTCTTGTGGATAAATAACATCAGTTTGTTCACCCGTTGTTGGTACTAACATATTGTAGTCAGGTGTTGTTGTGATGTAAATTGAGTCAGCTCTATCAAATTCTATCATTTCTATTGCTGCTTCTACAAGGTTACTATTGTTTACATAATCAATACCTGTTGTTACGAATACATTTATATTAACCGCTTCAGGATTTTGGAATGTTTGTTGACCTAACAAGTAAGCGTAATAGTCAGTATTAGCATAATCTTGAGTTGTATTCCCAACTGTTATTGTTTTGAATGCACCCCATCCTGTTGCTGTTGGATATCTGAACGATGGACATGCACCTCTTAAATAACCACTTCTACCCAAAATAAAGTTATCGGCATTAGTTCTACGTTCTCTG